GCCCACGACGAGGTACTCCACCTCGCCCGGCGACACCATGGTGAAGGTGCCCGACGAGGTGAAGGTGTGGATTCTGTAGCGAACGCCGCTGACGGTGATCGTCGTCTCGGTGCCGCCAGTGAACGACGCTGGCATGGGTCAGCTGCTCACTCTGGCCACGGTGCAGGCGATACAGACGCCAGCCAGATCTGCCCGTTCGACCTCTTCAGGATCGGACTGTAGCCACCGTAATCTGCAGATCCCGTTACATTGGGTACATCTGCAGTGTACTGGTACAGCAACGTGACAGGGTCAAACGCAAGAAGCCCTGTACTCGTGTCGAGAAAGTAGATCCGGTTATCGCTACCGAGGAACCCGGAGAACATGGAGCCAGAGTTCGTAGTCCACGACTCGGCTTCTCCAGTCGTCATGTTGACTCGCCAGAGATAGCCGCCACTTCCGTAGTAGATCCAGCCGTCGTAGATCACAAGGTTGGTTGTGGGGGCGGGCACGGTACCACCGACGCGCGTCATGTTCGTAGCGTTGGGAGCAGCGGCAGGATTGATCTTGCACAACCCAGAAGCTCCCAGCCAATCTCCGGCTGCAGGGCTTACGTGGTAAGCCCAGAAGAATCCGTCGTGGTAGACGGGAGCGTACGTGACATGGGACTGCGAACCGACAACACCGGCGCTGGGCATGACATAGTTCACCGAAGTCAGGTTCGGAGTCATCAGGTTGTTGACTGGCACTGTGGCGTAACTCGAGTTGTAGTATGAACTGAACATGTACACGGTGCTCCCGACCAAGTAGCACCAAGCGGCGTAATATAGACCGTTTCCTGTCCAACCTGTCGCAGTGGCACTGGCGACCACACTTCCAGTTGCCGGGTTGAATCGGTAGAACGCGAAGTCGTTGTTCCCGCTACCCTGAAATATCCATGCGTACCCATTGTGGGTTATTCCGTTCAGAGTCCCCGGGTACAGGTACCCATTCCCCCACCCACTGGACAGCCGCCCCTTCAAGTGCGGCCAGACTCGGGCAGTGTTGTTGGTCAGGTTGAAGGCAGCGATGCTTCGCGGCTGCCCGTTGCCCACGGGCGCCGCGTCTACTGCAACTAGGTAGTTGCCGGACTCCATGAGCCAATAAACACCGTTGGTTGGAGTGGGCGCTAGGTAGCGAGTGGTTGCGATGGACATCAGACAGGCTCCTCTTCGGCTTCGAGCGGCACGAAGGTCGGTGCCCCGTCGATCCACGACAGGCACTGGGTTGCTGCGTCGATGGCGGCGATCATTTCATCCAGCCAGTCTGGCCCGACGCCCATCGCTTGGAGGTCCAGCTCGAAGCCATCTCCGGTGAACACCGGCATGTTCAGAGCAGGGTGCTCTGACATGACCGTACGGCGAGCCTCGGGGTCGTAGCTGGCGAGCGCTGCCAGCACTCGCAAGACCTGCTCACTCTTGGACGCCTCTGCTGAGACGATGACCGGAAAGACCGGCGGTTCAGACTCTGGCATTACGAGGTACCTCCGTACATCGTGACCTTCAACCCTGATGGGTCGACATCGAACGGTGCTGTGCCCGGGTGGATTCGTACGATCTCGTCACGGGCGGGGACGAGGTTCACCACGGTAGTGGCGCTGGGGCCTGCGAAGTTCATGGCGGTGATGTCAATCCAGTCAATGCCGCGCAACTGCATGACGGCCCGGTACACCTGCCCCACCGTGACCTGCTGACCGAAGTCCAAGGACTCGAACTTGAACGCTTCTGTGACTGTCGAGATGACGCTGGCCTTGATCTCGTCCTGAGAGAATCCGTCGAGGACATGCACGTCGATCGAGACGTAGGCGGGCTTCCAGAGGAAGTCCTCCACAAAGACCTTCGAGCCGACGAGGATCTTGTCTTCGAGGTAGTCGATCACGTCTCGCTTGAGCTGGGCCATCACGGTGGGGGAGACTTCTCCGGTGACGGGGGCCACCTTGATGTTGACTGACGAGTAGATCTCTCCGTAGGCCATGGCCTTGGCGATCCCCGGCACCTGAAGCGTCAGGAACACGAAGTCATCGAGGGTGACAGCTCGCTCCCGGACCCGGTTTGCCCGGGGAATCGAGAAACGCATCGACTCGATCGACTCGGCGTTCGTGCCGCCGAAGGGCGGCCCCTCGTTCGTCACCGTGAGGACCTCGATCGGCAGGGTCTGATCGGTGATGACTGTCAGGGAGTTGGTCGGGAGTGAGTTGGCTGCTGCACCTACTCCATAGCGGTAGGTGGCACGGATCTCCACCCCAACCGGAGGGATACGCCCGGAAGCGTTGTCGCCGAACAGGACGTAGGCAGTTCCCTCCTCGTTGATCCATGTCGAGAACACCGACTGAGTGGGGCGCCCGGTGACTACTGCGGGCGTCTCGAACCACTTCACGTACTGCGGGGAGGTGGCGACTGATCCGCCCTCCAGCGAGGAGATCTCGACCGACCCGCTGATGACCCCGGTCTGGCCGAGCGAGAAGGAGCCGTTGGGCGTGCCCTTGGAGACCCCGAGCAGGATGTCTCTGACGGTCCTGCCCTCTGTCGCCGATACCGTGGCGGTGCCGCCCGGCACGATTGACACCGAGTAGTCCGTCTCGAACGAGATCGGGGCAATTTCATCGTTGGTCGATGTTGTCTCAATTCTCGTGCCGCCCGGGATCACCAACTCCGTAGCGTCCTCGGGCAGGATGTAGTTGGAGTCCAGCTTGAACTTCAGCTCACACACTGCAGCCAGCTGCCCCATCGGGACGTACCCGAGCATCTCTGCCATGTACAGCACTGACTGGCGGCGCAGGGCCGTGCCCAGAAACGCCTCTGAGCTGACCCGGTCGACGTAGAAGTGCGCTACGTCGCCCATGTAGGCGTACAGCTCCAGCAGCAGCGTACCGAAGTCGTTGGCCTCGCCGATGGTGCGCCACTCGGGGAACTTGCCACGGGCGATGCCGACCAGCATCGAGCGAATGGCGTCGAAGTCTCGGGCGGTGTAGTCGAGGATCAGGACTTCATCGTCAGCCACCGCTACCTCCACGGACCGGCACCGTGAGCCTCTCAGGCTCTGAGAACTCGTTCACTCGGAAGGTGACCTCGATGTAGACCATCTCCCGATTCTGGCTGTCCGGAGTAACGGTGACCGAGTCGATCAAGGCTCGGGGCACTGCGAAGCTCAGGCGCTCCTGAATGATAGCCGACGTATCATTCCACCTGAGTTCGTCGGAAGGTGCGAAGAGCAGGGACTGAATGTCTGCTCCGTAGTCTGGCCTCATGATTCGCTCCCTCAAGTTCGTCATGAGGGTGTCGATCAGTTGGTTCCTGACCAGCTTCTGGTAGTTGCCTGTTGTCGCCAGAGACCCGCCCTCAAACCTGAATGGGAAATCTATTGCAGTGGTCATCGACCCCTCCAAGAGCAAACCCAGTTACTTGTTTGCTCGTCTAGTCGAGCTGTAGGACGTGGCCTACTGGCTCTTTGATAGAACCAGCTGTACGTTGCGTTTCGGTCAGTCCTGCGGTACCGATCACGAATCAGCGTGAGCTTCGTCTGGTAAGACCCGTTGACCACGCTATGTGCCACCTCAGTGATGATCCACAGGCCATCGTAGGTGTCTGTCAGGGACGACAGGATTCCTGTCGAGATGTCGACGGTCATGCCCGGCATTGCTTCTGGAGTCAGCTTTGCCCTGACCATTGCGGTCTGGCCCATCTGCTGCTTCCGCCTCGCCCGGGCGAACAGCGCCTTGGCGTAGTCGTCTGAGGGTAGGTAGACGTCCTGCAGCCAGTAGCTCGTCTCCAGTACCTTCGGATTCTCGGTCCGGATGGAGTTGTCCGGGGCGAACCATGCAGCCTTCGGCAGGTCCCGATTGCTGAACTTGGGGCGGCGACTTCCGGGCACGAAGTCCAGCAGTGTGCGGTCCCCAGATGCGTAGGTGTCGATAGATTTCTTGAGTGTGAGGGCAGCAGATCCCCTGTCAAGCTCATCCATAGGAGCGAGAATCCACAACGCCCCGTTGAGCGACGTGACCATCCGGCCAGTCAACTCGGCTCCGTATACCACCGACTCCCAAGCGTCCCGGCCAGTGAGGGCGAACCGGGGGTACTTCACGTCACTTCCCTCGGAGTAGTAGTCCAGCCCGGTCCCCATGAGGACCCGGTTGGCGATGTCCTCCCCCGAGGCGTTCCGCATCAGGCCGAACACCGGAGTCTTGGCGTTGGCCGTCATCTCTACGGCAAGGATCGTGCAGACCACCTGCGCCTGCAGGTTCTGCGACTTCTCGATCTTGTAGATGTAGCCCCGGAAAGAGTACGAGGGGCTGCCGCCGATCTCGAACGAGATGGGCTGAGCCTCCAGTGAGGCCACGATTCGACTGGCGATCTTGCACTTCAGCTTCGCCGAGGTGTGCCTACCCGCCTGCATGGTGATGTCGACGCTCTCAACGACGATCTCCTTCTGGACCTCGCCCCCGATCCTCAGCGAGGAGATGGGGACGTTCAGCCCAGAGGCCGGAACGGAGACCTTGACCGTCATGTCGGAATGAAGAGGACGTCGGCTGCCTTGAGGTCGAGAGGATGCCGAACCTGCGGGTTGGCCTCGGCCAGCACCCACCACTGCTCGGAGTCGTTGAACAACCGCTTGGACATGAGCGGGAAGGAGTCAGTCACCTTGGCCATGTAGGTGTTGCTGGGGGGTTCCGGGAGTGGGAGCACCTGCAGTCGGTACAGAGCCTGCCGGGTCTTGAAGCTCGGCCCATCGTTGTCCCCAGTGACGAGAACCCCCGCAGCGTCATAGCGATGGCTGGGGGCATAGACGTAGTCGGCAGAGGTGTAGCGGGAGTTCGGGTTCATACCGATCGCGCCCCTAGTGATCCTGATGCGGCTGGCCTGATCAAGAAGTTGTAGGTGTTGAGGTTCGACTTGCTCATGGTGTCGGCACCGACAGTGCCGTTTGGGCCACCAGTATTGGTGGCGTGGACCACCTTTGCCTTCTCCCCGTCCCACCCATCGAAGAAGGCAATATGGCCGCTTCTGCCACTTGGGGAGTTGACTCGCAGCAAGAGATCTCCGGGCTGAGCATACTGTCGGTACTCGTCGTAGGAATTCACCCCAGAGACCACCAAAGCCATCTTTCTCTTCCACCCTGCTTTGGCGTTCTCAGCGTGGATGGACGAGGTCGAACCCGGGCCGGGAAGGACATCAGAGGCGCCGCAGTCCTTGTACGCCATGGATACGAAGCCAGAGCAGTCGTAGCCCTTCGGGCCGATGCGATTATTCGGAGAAGAGTAGAACACGCCGGGGACGGATGCGCGCTGCTTGGCAGCAGCAAGGGTGGCGGCCTGCAGGCTGGTGTTTGAGGGAACAGATACCCCATTGGCTCCAGTGACTGCTGCGTCGGCTGCTCCTACTCCTCCTGCAGAGTTCCTGTACGGAGACTCTCGCGGTTGAGCTGCATCAAGAAACGAGATTGCAGCGAGGGCATCGTTGTACCCCTTGGTGGCAGCCTTGAGCTGCTCGGTGGTGTACTCCTCGCTGTAGACCTGACTGTAAGGGACCAGCGCCTCGTAGTCGCCAGTCGATTGGTACGTGTCGAATCCGTACGCCTGCCTGATCGGGCCGAAGTAGGTGATGATCATCGTCAGGCTGACGATCATCCGGGTAGGGACCATGTTCCTGTCGAACTTGATGAACTGGACCCGAGCGTTTGTAGGGCGTCCTTGCACAGTCAGGTCTTTGGAGAAGACCACCGTGATGTCCTTGGGATTGGCCATCATGATGCCGTTGTCAGGGATACCTGACGACCCGCTTGAGGGGGGCACGTTTCTGACCACCATGTCGAAGTACTTGTAGTCGTCAAGCACCCCCCGGGTGGTACGTGCCGCCGCTTCTATCTGCCTGTCGAACAGCAGGGTGAAGCTGAAGTTGACGAAACTGGGGGCGACGATCAGGTTGCCGGAGTTGTAGACCGTGTTGAAGGGGTCCAGCGCTGCCTGATCTAGGTAGCTCACGTAATCCCTGACGATCTCTGTCGGGTTGTACATGAAGTTCAGGCTGGCCAGACTCATTGAGTCCCCAGAGTCTGGTGAGCTTCTCCTGATGAACCCCCGGGTGATCTTGAGTCGGCTCTGGTTGGGGGTCAGTCGTCCAGCAGTAGAAGTCGAGAACTTCGGGTTGGTAGGGCCGTTTCTCCGCAGGAAGTCGTCTACTGCTTGGGAGGCACCTCCCAAGCCTGACTTGAGTTCCCCATAGGCAACCTTGTACCCCAGCGTGTTGGTTACGTCATCCCAGTAAGTCTTCTCGTATGTCTTGGGGTTAGCGGGAGAGTACTGGTTGACTCTGGTAGGTACGATCGTCATTAGTTGCTCAAGTACTGGTTGTTGGCCATTACGGAGTTGAGGTGGTCAGCAATCACTTCAGCCACCCTGCGGGCGTCCGCCTCCCCGCCAGCGACGTTCAAGTTGAAGCTGTTGTTGATCACAACTGGGGTAGAGCTGACATTTGCGGTCAGTGACCCTTGAGAGACCGGGGCTGCAACTACCGAGGGAACCATGACCTGAGGGCTGTACTTTGCCATTGAGGCAACATCGCCCACAGCAGCTGAGCGACGGCTGCGAGGGTCGCCGACCATTCCCGCCTGTTTGGCTACTTGATACACAGGATCGACAAACGGAGCGGCGCTTGTGTTCTTCCAGACTGACCACGGCCTCCAGTTAGCTCCCCCGTTAGACACATACCACGCTGCCCGAGCATTGGTGAATGGATCGAACAGCTCGTCGTCAGATTTCAGCCCAAGCGCCCGGCGCCTGTCAGGACCCCCCGCTGCCTTAGTCATGTTGATTTGCCATAGACCGTGGCTATCTTCGCCCTTCGTGTTGTGCGCTCTTGGGTTCCATGTGGATTCTGCGCCAGCCACTGCTCCCGCAATAACTAGGTTGTCTCCACTGAATCCTGCAGATCGAGCGGCTCGCAGTGCAGCCAGAATTGCTGGCTGCTGCCCTGATGCGTCGACACCTCTTACTGAGCCTGAAACACCCATTCTCTGGTAGATGTTGCGAACACTGGCAGGGGCATATGCACCCCCTCCAAAGACCGGGCCGAGTGCTCCAAATTCACCTGCGTTGATGCCGCCTGAGGAGCGTTGCGAGTAGTCGACGCTTGACTTGACGGGAGACTTCTTTGCCCCACCTGCGCCCAACCATCCAGCGATGGCGTCTATCAAGCCCTCACCACCTCCACCAAGAGGTAGGCCGGTGATCTTACCGATAGCTCCAAGAGCTTTGTCTTTCAGGGACCCAATGTCGAACAGCCCGCCGTCCCCGAACAGCGCTGAGAAGTCTCCGCTGAAGGCTTTCTTGATCCCTCCGAAGACATCCATGAACATGGAAGCCACATTCTGGAGAGCGTCAAGGCCCGGCACCTGATCGGCAATCCAGCCGCCAGCACCGCCGCCGCCGCCGCCCGGCCCGGCAAGGAAATCTCCAATGATGTTTGCGACCGGCCCAATGACGGGGACTACGTTGACCACGTCGGGTACGGGGTCGCCGACGGGGACAGTACCCGGCATGCCGACGTGCCACGGCTCATCGTGATTCAGGCCGCTCTCCAGACCAAACCTTCCGGCGTTGGCTGCGATCCACCCCATCTCTGACTCAGGGCCAAGGTCGGCGGCCAACCCACGACCGTGCATCGACTGCCCCGGAGGAGCGACCATGCCAACTCCGGCTTCATACAGTCTTCCCTGCAGGGCGCCGTCCCTGAAGCCGGATGTGATCTGCAGCCGGGGGTTGGCGTCCATCATGGCTTCCAGCCTGCGGGAGAAGCTCGGGTCCATGTGAGCCGTCGTGGTCCCTCCGTACACTCCGTACCCTGCGGAGGCATCTCCGATCAGTGCCCGACCCCTTCCTCGACGGCCGCCCCTTCTCCCGCCGGGGTCACCGACCGGTCCTCTACCGCCTCCTCCGAAGAAGAAGGAGGCTAGAGAACTAGCGACGTTGGTCGACATCCCCAACCCCCCGTTGACCAACAGGTTGGCCAGCGGGGTCGGAATCCTCGACACGAGGTCTCCTCCAAAGGCCCCCAACACGGTGCCGAGGCCCCTGTCGATCTGGCCCAGAGCGGCCTCGAAGTACCGATCTGTGCCTTCACGGGTGTTGAAGTCTTCGTAGTTCGACGCAGATCCGAGCATCTGGAACTCTCGCCGTCCCTGCGCCGTCTGGGTGCGGAGCCGGGACATCGCCAGATCAGGCCCCCGAGCCTCGATGATCGACACGAAGTCGTTCTTACCGGTGTGAGCGGCGCCGATGACGTACTGCCAGAAGTACTGCTGCATGTACTCCGGGACTCCAGTAGCGGAGAACCAAGCGTCCATGTTCGACCCGGGGAACTGCTGGGTGATGAGTTCTTCCTTGGTGAACTTCTTGCCTCGCTGAGCGCCGGGTCGCTGGCTCTCGAACCACTTCAGGGTGCTTGTTGCCCATTCCGACAGAGTCTTGGGAATTGCCCCACTACCGAACCCGCTCATGGCCCCGCCGGTCAGCATGAGTGATCTCTGGTGCGTCTGGGTGCTGCTCAGGAAGTTGCCCTGCATGTTGACGAGATCCGTCGCCCCTACTCCCGGGGTCAGGGCCTGCATCTGGCGAACGCCCTCGAAGAACGCCCCACTCCGAGCCGTGCCAAAGTTCCCGTACCCGATCATGGAGGCTTGGTTGATGGCGCCCAGCACGTTGTTGAGGTCGCCCTGAACCGGAGTGCCTTCTTGCAGTGCCTCGATCAACTGAGTGATGGTCTTGCCACTCAGAGTAGCTGTCGAACCCAGCGCTGAGGCGATTGTGGGAGCGTTCGCCCGGGCCTCCTCGAACCTGCCGTACGCATACTTGATCGGCGCTTGGATGACTGCCGACAGCATCCCAGCAATACTTGAGTCAGCGGTCAAGCTCCGAGTCATGGCAGCAAACGGATTGGCCTCACTACCTCCCGGAGCGCTGAAGTTGAACGGGATGCCGCTGGATGTCGTGCCCCCACCACCGCCCCCAGCGTTGTTGAGCGCAGAGGCAGTGGAGTTGGCTCCGGCCTGCACCTGTGAGAAGATCCCGTTCACTCCCTGCAGGAGCTGCCCCTGCTGGGACGACATCGACTGCAGGGCGTTCTTGAGGCTGTTGAGTTCTGAGGTCACCGCTGCCAGCTGTGAGGCAGTCTTCTCCAGCCCGGGGACCTTGAACTCAAATCCTGACGCTACAGGGCGAGCCGCTTGGCCCACTCCTGAGATGTCGGGTTCAGCCACTCTGCACTCTCCAGTTCAGCAAGGTGAGCCAGTAGGTCCGTTGCCGGACGGTAAAGGCTCGAAATTCAGTAAGAGACCACCCCGGAAAGCCTCGGGCCAGTGCCTCGTAACTGGCGTACAGACTGTTCTCGTCAGGCTCGAAAGAGCTGGCCCCAAGAAACGGGGACCTTTACCTCCTCGTGGCAGCTCAGACAGGTCATGTCGAGGCTCAGTGCTACGTCAGGCTGGTTGTCGGCCACGGCCTGCAGGAGGCGGTCCCGGTCACCGATCGAGAAGCTGCGGACCAGCTCCTCCGGGTCGCCCGGAGGAAGCCCGTCGACCTCAAGGATGATGCGGCTCAGTAGGGCGGTGTTGGCCTGAGCCACCGACTTCTTCTGATCGGCGGAGATCTCGGTGAGGTCATCGCCGACCAGCAGCCGGTAGGTCACCTTCTTGCCCGACCTGAGAGTGAACTCGTAGACCTGCTGCAGCCCCTCAGGCACGTTGATCTTGAAGTCCTCATTGAGGAGGACGGTGACGTCCTGTGTCTCATCGCAGGAGGCGCAGGTGTACCGCAGCTCCTTCTCGTTGCCGAAGGTGGCCTCCACGATCTTCAAGAAGATCTGCAGACGCTCTCCGATCAGGAGCGTCCCGAGAATGCGTCGTCGGGCACTCACCGGCTCTTCGCTGAGGTCGAGACTTCCGATCCTGACCACTCCCAAGGCGATCAGGCCGTCGAAGACAGCTTCCTCGCCCTTGAACCGGGAGAGGTACTCCTCGTCAGAGCCGGTCAGCTCGCGCACCTCGACCTCAGTGTGGGTCACCCCTGCGCTGGAGTAGCCCCGGGGGAGGGTGAGTGCCGTTGCTGGGGCCTCGGGGAGCACCGGGCGGTCCCCCGCCACCGCCCGGCGCACTTCGGCTTCCGAGGGAATCTCAGCCCCGAAGGAGTCTGCTTCGAGTTCCTCATACCAAGGGGTGTCGGAGGGGGGCTGCATGGGGTCGAGAGAGATGGGTGGCACGATTGATCTGCTCCTTTGAGTGGTTCAGTGACGTAGGGGGTCAGCTACCCCGGTAGATGACTTCGAGGCCCTCGTGGTGCAACGTCATGTTGTGGATCAGGACGCCGTTGTCCCCGGCGTTCAGCCCGCCGAACGCCACGTTTGCTGCCCAAGCGTTGTACGCCTTGTAGGTCAGCACCGTGCCGGAGGGGTTGCCCTGCACTCCAGAGCCTGCGCCCTTGGTGACGGGGTGGTCCAGCACTCGGATCACAACGTCGAAGCGGAACTCGGCACCGACACCGAGAGAGCCAGCGCCCCACTGGACCGAGAACATCTGCCGAGCGAGATCCCACATGCCGGGCTTGGTGTAGAACACCCCGCTCGACATGGTGATGGGAGCGAAGTCGGTCTGCCCCGGCAGCTTGTGCGGGTTGGTGTTCCACCCGCCCTCTCGGTACGCCGAGACGTCGGTCGACATCGACAGACCCTCCACCGAGGTGAAGCCCATCCGGTTGATGGCCTTGGCGATGTTGCCGTCCCGGTGGATGAACTCCACTTGGAACTTGAAGTTGCGGATCGGGTCAGCGGTTGCCCGGGTCCGTTCGTTGAGCGTGGGAACTGCCATCTTCTACTCCTTGGTCAGGTCTGGATCTCAGCGGTGCTGCCGCCGTCGTACTGGGACACACGGATCACGACGAACTCAGCGGGGTACTCCAGTGCCACGCCAACCTCCATCCTGACCTCTCCGGAGGCGATCACCTGAGGGGTGTTGACCGACTCGTCACAGATGACGTAGTACGCCTCTGCAGCTGAGGTACCCCGGAGACCGCCAGCGGACCAGATGGGCCGCAGGATGTTGTCGGCGGTGAACCGCAACCGGGTCCACAGGCGCTCATCGTTGTTCTCGAACACAGCGAAGGAGGAGCCAGACTTGAGGCTCTCCTTGATGTAGATCAGGGTCCGGCGAGCAGAGACGTACTTGTCGACGCCGAACTTCTTCCGGGTACGGCCACCCATGATGGCGATCCCGGACCCGGGCACCGGCCGGATCACGTTGATCTGCTGCTGGGCATTGAGCGTTGCCTGATCTGATTCGCTGAACCGGGCGTCCACGTTCACGGCGTTGGAGATGGACGCAATCACCCCGGCCGGTGCCCGGAAGATGCCCTCAGTGGCGTCGGTGCGGGCGTACACGCCAGCCACAGCACCGCCCGGCGGAATCGTGATCGTGCCGCCCTGCACAGCAGGGTCGTTGACGACGATCCACGGAGCGTAGGCCGCCACGTACGAGCTGGACTGGCCGGTCTGCACCAGCGGGACTCCCTGCTGGATCTGGCTGGCGTAGGCGGTGGCAGTCTCGCCAGAACCCCGGGGGGGAGCGGCGTCGTTGATCACGAAGATGTCAGTTCGGTCGCCAAAGGCCGAAGGCTCGATCGAACTCTGGACGAGAGTGCTTTGAGCGTCGTTGCGTCGGTGGGGGACGATGTTCACCACTACTGGACCCTCGATCTCGGCCGCCCCCTCCGTTGCCGCAGTGCGGAGGTCTACGTCTGTAGGCAGAGTGCCGTCAGCGCCACCCTGCAACTCCACCGGCCCGGCCGTTGCATCCGGCGTGACGGTGGTGTCGATGCCCGTCACCTCGATGTAGCGGGACCCGTAGACCTCGTCGTTGACCGCCACGTCGACCCGCTTGGTGCCGGGAACGTCACCCCGCACCGAGAGGTTCTGGAAGCGCTCGATCTCGACATCGTTACCGATCGAGTCCTTCCGGTACACGATCAGGGTGTAGACCTGTGAGTAGCTCCCCGCTTCGATGTCGACGCTGATGGCGATGCTGAGTTCTTCACCCCACTCCCCCGGGCTGGCCGCCTTGACCGTGAAGGCGTTACCAGCGTCGCCCTCATTGGGGCCAGAGTCGAACTCGCCCGCCACAGGGTACTCAGCGGCGGACCCGGTGGTGTCGTTGACCGCACGGGACACGTAGCAGATCCGACCCCCGTTCTGGAAGTAGCTGTAGACGGCGTACGGCAGGTAGCTGACCGATGCCCCTGCCGCAGGCTCGTAGCCCCCGAACCGGGCGACGTAGTCCGTCCACGAATCGCAGCGGACAGCGGTACGGAACGGGCCGCGAGCGGCACTACCAGCGAACAGCGTGACTGAGCTGGCGACGCCGGACTCGTTCGGTCCGGGGAGGACCGTTTCCTCCAAGTAGACGCCGGGGCGGCGGTATGTGGACATGAGAATGGCTCCTTCAGGGGCGCAAGTGCTAGGGAAAGACGATTCGTGGAGACGATTGGTCTATGGGCCTGATGGCGGTGCTTCGAGGGTGAACGTGTCGAGAGCTGTACTGTGATCATCTTCGATGTCGTGAGTGGGAGCGAGAGGCTCCCCAAACTCCTTGTCGTAGATGTCAACGTGCAGGCGTTCGATTTCAGGGATCTGTTGCAGAGTAGTCGTTGGGATCTCTGTCTCCATAGAGATCGTGTAGACCTTTCTGAACATTCTGTTCCCAGCTTCGGTCGTCTCCTGCGAATCTGCAGAAGTCCATTGCATGAGTTCACACCTGCGCCAGACATGATCTGCCGAGACGCCGATCCAGAAGGGCCGTGGGGGCAGGACGTTGATGATCATGTTGGCGTGGATCATGCGGTCATCAATGGGACTTGAGGCGAATGTCGAGATCTGGAACATCAGCCGGTACGGGAGGTAGTCCCCCATCTGCAGACCAAAGTCAGAGATGTCAACCCCATCCGGTAGCACGTCCGGAGTTACCGACGGGTAATATAGCCCTTCCCTGACATCTCCAGTCTCTGAGTCCTCGAACAGGGCAGGACTGTGGGCCACGTTGACGCTGCTGTGCCAGAGGTCGTAGGCAGGCGTGATGTCGAGCAGGTCGATCGTGATGTAGGGGTACTTGATCGTGCGCTCAGACGAGGGCCAGCGGAAGTAGATCGGGACCTCGGCATTGGCCTTACGGGGCCGGGGCAGGCTGATGCTCCCAGCGAGGTACTTCTTGAGGGCGGCCTCTTCAGCTAGGAGGAACCCGGTGCCTGCCTCGGGGTTGACCTGTACGAGCGACATCAGGCCATCGCCGCCCGGCCGCCGAGGCGCGCCATCAGGAAGCCGTCAGCACGAAGACCGGCCACCCGAGCCGTCTGGTCGAGGGTCCGCATCAGAGGGTCCGGGGGATAGTCCTCCGTGCCGTACTCTGCAGCGAAGGCTTCTGACACGAACTCAGATGACCGTATTCCGATCCAGAAGCGGTCGTTCTCATCCCATGTGTCGATCTCGTCGGCAACCTTGACCCAGCGGGGGGAAGCCTCAGCTCTCCGCATGACTTCGGTCTGGATCGTAGTTCTGGCAATGCCGAACGCCTCGTCAGCGGCCTGCCCATACTCCAGTAGCTGCGCCTCTAGCGCACGCACAAGGTCAGCTGGGATCTGAAATCCAGCCACGACAGGCTCCTACTGGATAGGCGAACTGTAGGGGCACCCTCTGGTGCGTCCTGCCCTCAAGCCTACCAAGTAACGCCGGGCACTGCTGGGGTAATGACGACCGTTTCCTGCCCCACCACTACCCAATCTCTGATCTTGATTCGCAGGTCGAACACTGCTGCCCGGGCGTAGTCAGTGAAGAAGAACCCGTAGTACGGGGACCGCACACACTTGACCGGAACAACTCCCCCCGAGGAGTACTCGCGAGAAAGTCCCGTGAAGGTGATCGTTCCGGAGGTGTAGACCAACGGTCCGTCTGACACTCCAGTGCAGAACCCAATCTTTGCTCCACCCCCGGGAACTCCTGTCAGCTCCCAAACTGAGCGGCCTCGGGAATGAAGGACAGTATTCAAGGCTCCTGTCATTCCTCGATACACGACACGGACCTCGGCCAACTGCCGCTTGGTGGTGCCCTTCCATGTCATGTTGATCGTCATCGGGACACTGCCGTCCCCATAGATCTCGGCTATCAAGCCCCACGGGATGTTCTGAGTGCCGCTGATGGTCTCTTGTTCGTACCAAGTGCTGTTACCAGCGCTGTCATAGGCGTTGGTGAGTGCCCGGGTTGAGGAGCTTGGGGCGGGAGCGGTCAGGTTGAAGTGGGTGGTAGGGCTGAGCCAGTCCGACGCCACCGGGTTCCACCCGTAGACCGGCTGCTGTTCGGTCACAGCGTTGGAGCCGATCTGCCAGCGCACTACATCAGGGGCCGACTCCACCCCGGTCGGCCCGATGGCGTACAGCTCGTAGGAGAGCTTGGTCCCAGAGGGCGGCGCTGTGTTGACGGTGAGCACTACCCCACTGTCCCCCCATGCCCCTGCCTGCACATGGTGCAGCGTCCGGTTTCCGCCGAGAGAGTTGTAGCGGTACTCCTCCAGCCGATAGCTGGTTGACGCCGGGCCGGTTGCCGGGGGCATCAGAGTCAGCGTCGGCGGGTTGCCGGTTGCCCCTGAGCTAACGACGATGTCGGGGGTGGACAAGGTCGAGGTGCCGGTGGCTACCCAAGAACTGCCTTGCTGGACGCTCATCTGGGCAAGCCGACGCCACTCACTCCCGCCACCAGTAGTAGTGGCTCGGACCCACACCGTCGTCGGCTGAACGAAGGTGCTGCCTGACCGGACTCGGAAGGGGAGCACGACCTACGCCCCGGCGACTTGCGCCCAGATGGTGCCGGGCGGGTAGGTACCACTCGGCGGGCTGGTGGAGACCACGAGACCGGCCACTTGCGCTGCCGTCTGCCCAGAAGATGCAGTCCGGAAGGTGAAGCCTCCGGTGGCCAGCACTGCCAGCTCTGAGTTGGAGTTGAGGCTCAGCGAGACTGACGCCCCGTCCACCCGACTGACTCCAGTCGAGGTGAGTCGAACCGACCCCGAGGCGAAGGTCGTGGAGTTGACCGTTGTGGAGTTGACTGTGGTGAGGTTGCCAGTCGTACTCCCGATAGTCCCGGTCGCTGTCAGGTTGCCGCTGACGTTGACCGAGCCGGTCTCCACGAGGCCAGTGGCGGTGATCGTTGTAGCGCTGATGCCCCCGGAGGACACTACTCCGGTAACAGCTACGGTCCCGTTGACGGCGAGCTGCCCTGAGCCATTGACCTGCACGGTTCTGGTGTTCGCACCGTTCTGCAGACTCAGCAGGTTGGGGTCGAGGGCGCTCTGAGTCGAGCCACTACCGACCTCCAGCCGGGTCTCTGCTAGGACCGCTCCCGTCGAGCGCAGACTCAACCCAGAGGACGCAGCGCTGTGACGAACCCGGACCGAGGTGTCGGTGTCATTGGCCTCAGGAATCCTGAGGTACTGGGAGTGCATGAACCGACGCCAAGCCGCCGCACCATTGCGGCCCGTGTTCCCTGTGAAGTACGGCTCAGCGCCCGGCTCGATGTCGTCATCGGCGTCAGCGTCCACGGCGACGTAGGCCACCGCCCCGAACTGGTTGTGGGAGTTGGCTTCAAGCGCCGCCTGAGTCGGAAACCGCAGAACCGACCTGCGCTGAATGTAGACGACGTCTTGCGCCCTCCAGTTATCGGAGTCGTCGGTATACGTCGGCGAGCCGTAATCAGCATTACTCAGTACAGGACCTGCCATAGGTCACTTCCTTCAGTCAGGCACGCCGTTGTATGCAGGGTCCAGTGTACTGTTCCACGCTGCGATGGTCAGTCCTGCAGGCCAGTTATCGCCGCCGCCGGAACCGGCAGGGTCTCCGGGGAAGCCGCTCACCTTGCAGCCAGTGGTGTCGTACCAGCACCACAGGAGGGGAGGATTCGGCAGTGAAGCACAGTGCTGGATCATGTCGTAAGACCGTTGGGCGCGCTGCCTGCCTGAGTACCGGAAGTGCGAGCTGTACTCCAGTGGGTCTCTGGAGGGGTCTGGGGCCGGGACCAGAGAATCTCCTCTAACCAACCCTGTCTCTCCGTTGACCCACGGCTTGTTCCGCTCTCTAGCCATACGAGCAATAGTCTCGATGGCGTACCAGCCCTGACCGTTGGGGTTCTCGGTCGACTTACGGTCTGTATACGGAACCACTACGTAGTCAGAATCGCACCAAAGTCGACAGATGGACTTATTGGTGGCAGATGTCTTCTGCCCTGTTGCGTAGATGTCCCACCCCATCACGTCGTAAGTCGTCCAGTTGAGCGGGTACCACGACGCAGCTGAACCCTTACCTGTATTCCAGATGGTCCAGTCACAGATCAACGGCGCTACATAGAACTTGTGGCCTTCTGCTCTGGCTATCACGAACTTGTTGTATAGAGCAGTGTGAGCAGCCCTCCACGCTGCTTGCCACTCAGACGTAGACGAGAAGTGCTTACGCCAGTTGTATGCGTCAGTGTTTGACGTCTCTTCTGGCTCATGCCAGATGGTGCAATAAACCTGCTGTCCCATGGGAATGTTGGCCGTCAGGTAGTTGACAGCGTTGGTCGCCATGGTTTCCAACGCTGAGGGAGACTTCATGGTTGCCATGTCAGGCTTCCACGAGTCCCAGATGACGACATAGTTGTTCTGAGGGTCTCGTCGGCCCCGGAGGTCGGCAGGGATCACCGGCCCGGCATTACTACTGGTTCCGTTGTAGGAGCGGACGACCCGAGGCACTCCCAGCCCACCAGCCATCTTTGTCTGCACCTCTGACCACGACTCGGCCCCATAACCCCAGATCGTCTGAGGGGGCGGAACTGGGGGAAGGGTCCCGGTGAGGGCTGCGATCGGCGCAGTGGTGTAGATGGCGTTGACTCCGAGGTCTGCCCACTGCTTCACCAGCGCCGGGGTGTCGGCGTTGTACACCCACACCTTCAGTCCAGCAGTCTTGATCGAGTTGATGATCGTGCCGGTCAGGAAGGCTGAGTTGACGAGGAACCCGTAGATGCCGTAAGTCGATGCTGCCGAGATGTCTGACCCCGATGGGGCAGCGCTGGCCCAGCGCTGTACGGCATACATCTCGGCGTCCTTCAGGGACTGGCAGTGAGCGTAGGTGTCGCTGACCCCGATGACCTGCTTCTTGGCCGCAGGGTTGGCATTGGCCCACGCAATGAGCTGGGGTACGGCATTGGCGTCCCGGATCAGGGGGGCGAGAATCTGCTTGCCGAGCCACGCCGGAACGACTGACTTCGTCGGGTAGGTGGGGTTGTCCCAGAACGCTGCGGGCTGAGCGGCTCCTCCCACGGGGGAGGGGATCATGACTGAGGCCCACTGGGCCGTCGTGATGGACGAGACCGCTGTCGAAGTACCGAGCACCGACGCCGAGCTGTCAAAGCTCAGCACCAGCTTGTCGACTCCGGCAGTGCCCGACAGCATGCGGAGATCCACGGCCCCGATGAGCCGGTCCCGCACAAGGTCCAGACGCGAGTCGGTGAACAGCTGCGAAGCCGCATAGAGCGTGTTGTTCGCCCACTCACCGCCTCCGAAGCCCTGCGCCCCGACGTAGCTGAGCGTCTTGAGGTCCCCGACGAGATCGGCCCCGCCCGCCCACGGCCACTCCTTGAGTGTGCCATCGGCGAGTCCCGTGCCTCCGGTGCCGATCTTGACCGTGCCGTCCGCCCAACCGGGGTTGAGCCACATCCGCAACGGCATGGGTCAGCTCGTCTTCTTGGTCAGCGCCAGTGTGAAGGCGCCTCGCTGTGTCGAGGCCGCTCCTGTCTTGACCCACGTCTGGGTGCCGGTGGGGCGGCCTGCAGTCTGGTTCACGGTCAGATCGTAGCCAGCAGCGGCCGAAACGACCGAGCCACCCGTGCTTTGAGTGATGCCGCCGTTACCGCCACTGGTGAACGCAGCGGGGGCTGCAATCGTGGCGCCGACTGTGTTATTTCCCGTTGGGCCAACTCGCTCGAACCAGAAGCCCGCAACGATCGAGTTCGCCGTCGGAGTGACGGTGGGGGCCGTCTGGCTGGTCGAGGACGTGTTCGATGCCGACACGCTGATGGCGTTGACGACACCTCCGGCCCCGAGTGTGACGTTGCGGAAGATCAGCAGCGAAGCTGCCAGCTTGCCCGTCCCAGAGGTGATCGAGATGTTGCCCATCGCCGCCGGGCAGGTGCGGGTGAAGATCCGGGCCTGCCCGTTGTTGACGTTGGCCACGTAGGAGGCGTTGGTGCTGCCGGGGTTGTCGAAGCCCGCCGGGGTCGGGACGTCTGCCGTAGAGCCGTGGGTCACGATGAGCACCGCCACGTCCCCGTCCTGCGTGACGATCGGCGTACCGGCCGAGCTGACCGGCAGGGTCAGGGTCTGGTCGTTGGTCCAGAGCGAGGAGGTGCCGACCAGCGTCGGGGTCAGGTCGGGCGGGGGGAGCGTCGAGGACGGGTCAGCGACCCACCACAGGGTGCCAGCGGGGGTACCTGCCGGAGGCGTACCGCCGGAAGGCAACACACCCACGATGGTGCCCGGAGGTCCTGCAGGCCCCTGCTCACCGCGAGTGTTGCCACAGAAGTGCCACGCTGGAGTGGTGGCTGGCGGGCTGATCCCCCATGCGTAGAGGCTGAGATCCTCGCCGACGACGTACATGTCCCCGGGGCCACCAGTTGTGGGAAGGTTGCTCGTCTGGGTCAGGAACCCACGGATGGTGGGAACGGAGAACCCTGCCGATCCGGGAGCCGAGACCATGACTCGGACGCCGTTGGTGGTCGGGGGAGAGGCGAACGACACGCTCACGGCGTTCACGCCCTGAGTGGTCACCGCCGAAACCGGCACCTGCACTCCGGTGGAGGCATTCGTGGCGACGACCAGCAGATCGGAGCTGCTCAGGTTGTGGTTGATCGAGAAGCTCGTGGCGGAGCCGTTACCCACCAGAGTGATGTGGCTTGCCCCAGCGCCGGACACGCCGATCGGCCCCTGAGGGCCAGCAGGGCCAGCGGCCCCGGCCGCCCCAGCTGGACCTTGCGTTCCCTGTGGACCTTGCGTTCCCTGTGGACCGGCAGGCCCTGCTGGACCGACGGCCCCAGCGGCCCCTGCTGGACCTTGCGCTCCTTGCGGCCCTGCAGCACCAGCAGGCCCTGCAGCGCCAGCAGGCCCAGCAGCACCTTGAGGTCCGACAGGCCCAGTGGCGCCCGCAGGACCTTGTGGACCCTGAATGGCTCCCACGTTCTGCCACGCAGTTCCGCTCCAGACCCACAGGTTGCCTGAGATCATCCAACCGTCACCAACAGTGTTGCCAGTTTCGGGCAGCTGGGCAGTAGAGGACAGAGTCCCCTTGATCGTGACAGAAGTCCCCGCTGGGCCTGTCGGCCCTGTAGCGCCCGTAGCACCGGCTGCGCCAGCTGCTCCAACCGGTCCAGCAGGCCCTGCAGCGCCCGCAGCACCTGCGCTACCAGCGGGGCCTACGGGACCAGTCGGGCCTGCGGGGCCTGTGCCTCCGGGCAGCCCCTGCACTCCCTGCGGCCCTTGGATTCCCTGCAAGCCCTGAGGACCGGTCGGCCCCTGCTGGCCCTGAGCGCCTGCCGGGCCAGTCGACCCGGTGTTGCCCTTGTCGCCCTTCGGGCCAACAGCCCCCGTCATCCCTGTTGCCCCGGTAGCGCCCTGAGGCCCAACTGGCCCGGTGTTACCTGTAACGCCTCGGAGACCTGTAGGTCCAGCAGGCCCGGTAGGTCCGACCGGACCCGTGGGTCCGGTGCCCCCCTGAGCACCCGTCGGCCCAGCGGGACCGGCCGGACCAGTGACGCCGACGAAGCCTCGCGGACCAGTAGGCCCCGCATCTCCTGTCGGGCCAGTGGCCCCAGTAGATCCTGCAGGCCCGGTCGGACCAGTGAACCCCCGAACCCCAGTAGGACCGGGGACGGTGGAAGCTGGGCCAGTAGGCCCGGTCGGGCCACGGAACGGCCCGGCGTTGACCCAAGCGGTGCCGTCCCACACGATGATGTCCCCGTTGAACGTGTACGCCTGCCCCGTCTGCCCGGTGGGCGGCAGCTGGTTGAGGTTGGTCACGTTGCCCACCAGCTGGATGCCGACGCCGGTCGGGCCGCGCTGTCCCGTGGCGCCCGTCGCACCGACAGGGCCAGTCGGCCCCGCTGGACCGGTCGGGCCGGTGAAGCCTCGTGGGCCAGATGGTCCGACCGCAGACGACATTGGCCCGGTGGGGCCAGTCGCCCCAGTGAACCCCCGAAGGCCGGTGGCGCCCGTCGCTCCGGTAGGACCTGCCACTCCTTGCGGCCCTACAGGGCCAGTAGGCCCAGCGGGAATGGCGTCTACCTCCGCCTTGGTAGCGTAGGTGTCCTCGGCCTCCGTAGAGGTCAGGAAGGCGTCGTGGTCGTACTCTTCCTCGTGAGCCTGAACCGCCTCTGAACCGTCACCAAGAGGGGAGCGCAGCCCGACCTTGACCTTGGTCGACTTCTTGCCGCCTTGGCTCCATACGTTTGGCATCAGGACTCCTGAACGGTCAAAGTGCCCCTGAGGACAAGCAAGGGAGGCTCGGAAGGAACCGTCTGGAAGACCTTCCAGACGTAGGTCGTGCCCTCGTCAAGGCTACCAACCACAGACTCGGGCAGCAGTAGCACAACAGTGCCAGTTGCCTGAGAACTCGAATCGACCACGAAGCTGGCGACCACCTCGCCGTCGTCTTCGATGACGGCCTGCCATGTGGACTCCTCAGACAGCGCCGTGTCGAACCACAGAGTCCAGACGGCCGAGGAGTCAACAACCGCTTCCAAGTCGATCTCAGCGACGTTGTCCCCGGTGACCTCTAGCTCCAGTGCATCCTGCAAACTGTCCAAGACGTACAGCGTGCCTTCGAGCACCACCGATGAGGCAAGGCCGAACTGCTGGGTCAGCATCCACTTCAGCTCATCAGCAGGCAGGGCGTTTGTTGCAGATTGCGACAGTGTCGCCACAACGGTCCCGCTGGCCAGTTGGCTGCTGTTGACAGCCATCGTGCCTACTTGCGTGGTGCCTGAGTACAGCCTCAGTGTCCACGTCGACCCGGTCAGGTTGTACGACTCAAAGCTCAGGTAGTAGACGTTGTCTTGGTCGTTGAATGCCAGTAGGGGCATGCCGAGAGTTTCAGGCGGCAGGGGGTCGCCAAACTGAGTGTCGTCCGGGAAGAAGTCATAGATCGACTCGTCATCAGGGATCAGTTCAAGACCGGAGACACCGACGATCGCATCGGTGTACTGGGCACGACCTCTGATCTGGAAGTTGGAGATCGAGTAGTACCGGTGGTCGTAGTAGACGACGTCGTTCAGGCGATCATCGAGCCATGGCCCGAGGGGGCGCCCTGCTTGGGCAGGGAAGGGGGCATCTGGGGGCGGGTCATTCAGCCGTCGGCCATGAGCTTCTTCGGCGCCCACACCCCGCTGCTTCATCTCTTCCGCAGAGACGGCGAACCTGATGCGCTGGCGGGGGCGACGCCCCTCACCGGAGTATTGCTCGGGGTCCTCGATCTGGTCCACCCACAGGGCCGGGAGGCGAATGCCGGGGAGATACCTCCGGCCGCCTTCGTCGTAGGTGTCGTCCCATCGGGAGTTGACGGAGTCGAAGCGGAACCAGACGACTTCCTCGCCGATCACCCGGTGATACGCCTCGTACTCCTTGTTGATGTGGGCGATCTCACGCCGAACGTCAACTGGCACAGGTCAGCCCCCACTGGTGCCGAGAGTCGTCCACCCGTCAGCGGCCAGCCCGTAGTCCGGGTTGTAGGCCCCAGCTCCCTCGGAACCGCCCTCTTCTGGAGATGCCATCTCCGCTGGGATCTCCGGGAACACCCGGACCGGGGGCCGGGGATCATCCACTTCACGGCCCCGGAACTCGGGCACGTAGCGGTTGGTGAGGCGGGAGATGCGGCGCAGATCGAAGATGTCGATGCGCTCCAGCCCAATGTTGAGCATGGCTGCATACTTGGTGTACTCCGCCTGCCAGTACTGGAAGAGCTGCTGCACCTGCTGAAATCGCATGTGGGCCGGGATCATCATGCCCTCAGGCGTCGACACGTCGATGTCGAGCGCCAGCTCGCTCATCAACGACCCGAGCGCAAGGCACACTGTCAGCACGGCCGTAGCGTGCTTCTCCTCGGTGGAGAAGTCGCTGAACGACGTCACATCAGTGCGGTTGTGGGTGTGCTCAGAGATGGCGATCTCAGCGTAGTAACCAAGGTCTTCAGGCAAGAACCACTCGTAGTAGTAGCCCTTGATCGAGATACCTTCGGTGATGCCAGTCACGTCAGTGAACCGGATCACCCCGTTACGGGTGTCCACGATGTAGTTGGCTGTGGGGACAGCGGTCCCCGTGGTGAACGCCCGTATATCAAGGGTGGCCACCATCATGCGGCTGAGCTTGACCGTGGTGTCGGTCAAGGGGGTATGGGTCTCCTCGAAGAAGGCCGGGAAGTCGCGCAGCATGTTGCGCGCCCGGTCGGCAAGGTTCGTCGGGGTGTCAAGGGGGACGCTCACGGCCCTCCCATCGGGATGCCCAGCGTCCACGACGCCAGAACCTGCACACCACCGCTCAGGTGCGTCTGGGTCTTGCAGAAGCTCTTGGGAGTGCCGTCCTCTTCTTCAGCCCACACAGAGGCACTACGGAGGTCCCAGCGGTACCTCCCGCCGGGGTTGAGCTGCTGGGTGCGGTCGGAAAGGTAGTCGACGTAGACCTCCGTCCCCTCCTCTTCTGGGTTGTACACCGCACGCACGTCACCAATGGCCCCGAGCGACGACGCTTGGTACCACTGCATGTTCGGCCGAGTGCCGTACCACGGGACCCACCCGTTGAAGTAGCGGATCGTGCTGAGGTAGGAACTCCGCATCTCGCTGAACCAGTACTTCTTGTCCCACGGAACCACGAGAGTCGTCGGAGACGGGTCGACATCTTCGGGGACGGTCTCCGACGTGTGGTACATGGGCAGCCCGTCTTCATCCTCGGGCCGCTCGGGCGTCCACACTCGGTTCTCCCAGAAGAACGGCCCGTCGTAGAGGTGGTCACCCCGAACGAAGGTGAGGTCTCGCCGCAGAGGGGCCTGCTTCCGGGATGACGACCCTTGCCCTGAGTCAGGAGTGCTGTAGACGGCCGACATACCTAAGATCGTACTCCCTGAGTCCGGGTCAAGATCCTGTTGTCCAGAAGAGATCGACCGGAGTTTCGACGGTCCCATCGAACCATGTGATCTGCCCGATAGGAGTCTCTGGTCCGTTGAGGTTCTTTCGGGTCAACACAACAGGCTGGAGAACGTACTTTCTTGGTGTAGGCAGTTGGGGCAGTACTGCAACTACTTGAGTGCTGGCCAACCAGTCGGGGCCGTAAGCCTGAGGTTCTGGTACTACAGCAAAGCTTACAACGGCACTGAGAACCACTCCAGAACCGAATAGCGGAGTAGGCAATGACGAGTTGGCAGAGACAGTGCTGGCCGACACAATCCATTGGCCAGTGGCAGCAGGCGCCGGAATGGCAGCAGACGCAACCACGACTGCAGGTACTACGTTGACCTTCCGAGTGGGGGTAGGGATTGAGGCGCTTACCTGTAGCCCGGAAGGAACCAGCCGAGACCCGGAAATCAGGATTGGAACGGGAATCTGAGATGTGGCTACCGCTGGCAGCGGCTGCGCTGTGCCTTGAGCCGAGACGAACGGAGCCGGGATACCTGCAGTAGTCCCAACAGCGCTCGGGGTGGCTGCCCCGCCACTGATCACTGATGGGGCTGGAACAGACGTGCCCGCTGCAACTATCGAGGCAGTGATCTGCATCGAGAGGGCCGGAGTGGGAGCGGACGAGACGACGGCGACAACTCCAGCCGCAATTCCCGATCCCCAGAGCGGAGTGGGAACGGCGGCTACTGCCGCTACAGCAGATGGCCCAACCATCGTTCCCGTTACCCAGCTCGGCTCCGGCACCGAGACAGCCGCCCCCACCGAAGTGGGCAGCGTTCCTGCTCCCCACGATGGGGCTGGGATTGTTGCCGTCGCTGCTACTACCGAAGGAGTGAGTGAGATTCCTGCAGAAACTCCCGGCGCAGGAATCGCAGCCGTGGCCGTAACGACAGCGGGCGCTAGTCCAGCTCCCCACAGTGACGCTGGGATAGCAGTAACTGCAGCGACCACAGAAGCAGGCGCAGTTGCCCCGGAGCTGGTCGTGGGAGAGGGGATGGCAGCAATTGCTGCAACTGCAGCGGGAACTGTCCCAGAACCCCACGTAGGTGCCGTGATGCTGCTGGTGGCCGCAACTGCAGTAGGCAGTGGTCCGGCGCCCCACCCGGGTGCTGGAATAGTGCTAATTGAGGCAACTACAGAAACAGATGCAGTTGCTCCAGAGCTGACTGCAGGAGCAGAAATGGTAGTAACTGCGGTAACGGAACTCGGGACAGCCTGCTGTCCCCACCCGGGTGCTGGTATAGCACTAACTGCTGCAACCGCCGTAGGCAGTGTCCCAGAATTGATCAGGGGCTGAAGGATGGCCGTAACTGCTGCGACTGCAGTAGGTAGGGTTCCAGATCCCCACGTAGGTGCTGGGATGCTACTGGTGGCTGCGACCGACTCCGGCGAGATGATGACATCTGAGAACGCATCGAGCCAGCTGAAGAAGTTGGCGATGCCGGTGGCGTTAGTCTTTGCCCCTTCGTGATCGACGCCAGCCAACTCGAAGTAGGTGAGCTTCTCAGAAGAGATGACGCCCGGTGTCGGTGGCCCGGTGACGTACCCGACGTTCGTCAAGGCCGTGACCAGCTGGTCGTAGTGTGCGGCCTTGGTCGTCAGGTCGTCCGCTGTGCCGAACACGATGCCGATCGGGAAGTCAGGGACGACAGCCGCCTTGCCACGGTATGGCTCGTTGATCGTTGGCGAGCCTGATGCGGGGTTGATGTACTTGTCGACATCAAGCTCGCCGTAGACGGTGGTGTCGATAGAAGCCTCGGAGATAGCGTGACCAGACCGAGAGACCAGATACCTGCGTCCGAGGCTGATGACGATCCGGTTGGAACCGTTGGGCGTGAGCGTCGGGTTGACAGCGTTCTGGGGCGATACGACGGGGGCAAAGAGGAACATGCCCTTGATCGTGTAGCTGTTGTTGAGCGTCAGTGAGTTGCCGGAAGCGGTGATCGTGTCACCGTTCTGGCCAAAGTCGAATGGGTACGACGTGTTCGGGGCACCGTTGCTTCTGCCGACATGCGCTGGACGCTGGTGCCGGTTCGGGTTGAAGATGTCCCCAGCTGGCCATGAGCCGGGGTATATGCCGGAGTACGTCGTCGTGTCGCCCTTGGTGAAGGCCACGAACTGGGCGATCGAGGTGCCCGCAGAGTGGCCCGAGATGATCGTGTTGTCGGTGTCGATGTTGTAGAGGTTGGACTCAAGCTTGTCCCTGCGGAAGAAGCGCAGCGCAACCTTCACATCGTGAATGCCGAGCGGGAACGACGCCTCGTTGCCGTTCGACAACGTCGCCTCTGCGAACGCTCCCCCAGCAATGGCTTCGGTCAAGCGGTAGTCGACCGAGACGACAGCGATACCTCGGTCCAGCAGCTGGTTGACAAGGGACGATGGGATTTCGCTGCGGCTGCCTTGGGAGAAGAAGCCGCCATGAATCCACATGAACAGCGGCCAACCGGTCTCCGGCGCAGTACCGTTCGGGAGCCAGAGCGAGAGATTTCGACCGCCCGGCGCAGAGTTGGGGAGATCCTTGAACGTGAGCGCAGTGCCGTTCGTGTAGGCAATGCTGATCGGAGGCGTGGATGTCGGGGTCGGGATCGACGTGGCGGCGTTGACTGGAGCCACAGTCGGAGTGGGATTGACGAGCTGCCGAGCGGTGACCAGTAGCTGCGGCCTGCGGGCCGGGGTGGAGTCGTCGTGTGAGAACGTGCGGTAGCGAGAAGTGGACGAGCCGGTAGGCCCGATCATCACGTTCAGGTACTCGGTGCTCTGGTTGATGGACGCCAGCGCCGCCACCACCGCAGCGGAGATGTTCGGGGAGGTGTTGGTGGCGTCAGCGGCGGCGCCAACGTGGGTCCACGCCACCTGAGCCGTGTCCCCCGAACCAGCACCGATGGATGCCCACAGAGTGTCAGGACGACGGGCACCAGAGCTGGAGAGTTGCGCTGCTGGCCCCTGCTCCACACGGATGGCCGTGGTAGCGGTGCCCCCAGCACCATCCAACGTCGTGAGCACGAGGCGCACGTCCGTGATCGTCGTGCGGTCGATGGACGCCGGAATCTTGAACCGGAAGCCGGTCCAAGCGCCGGTGCTGGAGTTGGTTGACGTACCCGTCCACTGCCACGTCTGCGTTGACGTGAACGCAGCAGAATTGTAGGTGGCGTCGTCAGCCCCGGTCTCCTGCAAGATCGGCGGCTGCACGATGTCCGCATACTCGCCCCACGACGGTGCGGGGATGCTGACCGAAGCCTGTACGGCAGCAGGGGCGACCGTCCCCGGACTACCGGAGCCGCTCTGAGGGGCGAGCAGCGTCAGGAGCATGAGCTGTTACAGGAGGCTCTGGAGCTGAGTGATCGTCAACTCGGTGTCGGTGATCTCGGCGTCGAGTTCGTTGACCCGCTCAAGGTTGCCGATGGTGACGGCGTGGCCTCGCTGCTGGCCGAGGGTCGACAGCCGGTTGGCGAGGATGAGCTTGAGGTCGTCGAGGGTCATCGGCGCTCCCGGTCAGACGAGGGGGATGAGTTCTTGGGTCAACTGCGACAGGTGCGACTGCAACAGGACAACGTCGTACAGGTCGCTCCCGTCGATCGCGGCATACGCTGCCATCCTCTGGCCGACCACTGCGGAGCCGCTCTGAATGAAGTCCGTGGCGACGTGCGGGGAGAGCACCCGATTCGCTGCGTCGAACCGGTAGATCTGCGACACCTGCGACGCGACGTAGATGTTCATGTAGGTGTAGCGCCCCTCATTGCCGAACGGCGAGTGCGCTGCGGTGGAGCCGGTGGCGATGTTGTCCAAGCCGCCGTCGTAGGTGACAGCGCCGGTCCACAGCGGCGGTGCGCCTGCGGTCGGGGAGCCGGTGCCGCCGGAGAGGTCGAGCAGGTCGAGCGTGGTCGTCGCGCCGCGGAAGTTGAAGCAGAAGGCGTGGCGTGCGTTGCGGGGCGTGTCGGGCTGGATGCCCCACGACGGTGCCCACACGTTGCCTGCGCCGTGGTTGCCGGGGGCAGCGGCGATCCAAGTTGCGTTCCAAGCGTTGGCGGCGATGGTCACATTGCCGGTGTAGGAGGCGTCAGAGAAGTTGTAGACGTAGGTGGCGGTGTTCGCCGTCGTGCGGAGCAGAACGAGGTTCGGCAGCTCAATGACGTACTTGGCGGTGGCACTCGGCTGGGTCGTCCAGGCCGCGCCGAGCGTGTAGACCGGCGACGCCCCGGCGGTGTGGTGCAGGATGACTCGCCGCTGACCGACCGAGGCGGGTGTGGTCGAGTCGGCCACGATGCGGATCTGGAAGTTGCGGTACTCGTTCGCAGCGATGACGGCGTCACCGCCGCTCGCCTGCCCGGTGAGCGTGCTCGCTGCCGATGCGGTGGCGGTGAGCGAGTTCAGGCCGGTGTCGTAGGTGAAGCTGCCCTTGACCATGCCCTCACCGGGGGCGTGGTTGTGGGGAACGTACTGCTCGTCCAGCACCGTCGCTGCGGAGTCCGTCGTGATCGACGCCGCGAGGTTCGTGTTGCTGCGATCAGCGTAGGTGTTCGTCGCCACCTCGAAAGAGCGGAAGGTCGAGGCAGCGAGCGTGCTGGCCCCCAACATGAACAAGCGGCCCGACAGCAGTTCGTAACGGGCACCCGAGGCTGGGGTGAACGTGAACGCTGCGTCGACCGTGATCACCGGGGCTGTGCCGCTGGTGTTGGCGACGATCGACCGTTCTTCGGTCTTGCCGGCCGTGGTGTCGATGATCCGCAGGCGGTAGCCGAGGTCACCTGACCCGCCCCGGTTGGCGAGCATGTTCACACCGACCGCCGACGGGAGCGCCGTCGAGATGACCACCGATGTAGTGGTGGCCCCCGCGGCGATCGTGCCGACCGCGCCGAAGCTCGGAGCGAACCACGACGTGGACCCTGCACCGAAGGTGCCGCCCAGCGCAGGACTGGCGAGGTTCTGCCACGACTTCTGCACGATGTTGAATCGCCGCAGGGTCGTGTTGTTACCGAGGAAGTACACGAACGGGTTGCGCGTCGCGTTGTTGCGGAGGTCTGACGCCATACTCGCCCCCGCCGCATGAGCGCCGATGTTCGGCGTCGTCTGCGCCCACATCTGACGGTCGATGACCTTCTTGAACGTGTTTGCCATGAGGCTGGGCCTTTCAGGTGATGCGAGCGCGGTGGCAGTCGGCCCATGCGCTCATGTTCGTGGCGTTGATGAGCATGGAGCCGTTGCGGCCGTCGATGTTCGTGAGGCCGGTGACCGTCGTGATCGTGCCGCCGCTGATGGACGACACGGTCGATACCGTCGTGATGGTCCCTGACTCGATCACTGCCGTGGAGCGCTGGCGGCGCAGAAGCGAGTCGAAGCCCGGCGGGGACTGCAATAGCATGAGCAGCCGGGACATGAGCGAGTGCGGCGTGCCGATCTCGGACACCTGCAACGGGTTGGCGTCGCTGATGTCCGTTGCGGTCTTGGCATCGTCTGCGCCACTGAACGTGACGAGGCCGACAGCCTGCGCCTGAGCGGTCTCGCCGGAGTAGGACACCTCACGGGTGGCGACCTTCTCACCAGAGCCGGGCGTGTAACCGACATTGTCAGCCACGGGTCACCTCACGGCTGCGGGTCGATGGTGAAGATCACGTTGTTGACCGCAGGCGTGGTCAGATCAGCCCAGTCGATCGTGAACGTACCGCCACCCGACGAGCCGACGGTGCCGAACCTCACCGCCACGATACAGGCGTCAGCGACCGGGGAGGTGGCCCCGTCGTCGTAGACCACACAGCCGAAGACGTTGGAGAACTGGGCGCTCGCCCACGACACGGTCGAGGCTGCCGAGCAGACCAGCAGGCCGCCGTTGACCGCCCACGTCACTGTGCCGACGGGGTTCCCGCCCGTGGTGTAGTTCGAGCCGCCGGTGGGCAAGAGTTCGCCAGTGGTGCTGTACCCGAGGGGAGTGGTACCGAGCGGGTCCTGATTCATGGAGTCGTTGTACAAGGCGACCTTGATACGGTTCGTCGGGGTCGTACTGTCGAGGTCGATGTCGGTTGCCGACGCTCCCCATGCGGCGAGAAGGTTCGCTGCGTAGAGGCTGCTTGCTGTAGGGAAGGGCATTGCTCAGGACTCCTTGTTGAGGGGGAGCTTCACGACATCAGGGGTCATTGTGCAATCCCAAGTGCCGTCGGGCTTGTGTGTCTCGTAACCGGCGCGCCTGCCGTTGTACTCATTGACAAGTTCCACATGCTTGACGTCCTTGTCCCTGTCAACCATCACACGAGGCTTACGGGGAGCACCAAACGAGATACTGCGGATCTTCTCCTTGAAAGCAAGATCAGTCACGGCTCGATACTACAGCTTTCTCAGACCGCAGGTCTGGCGATAAGCCCGACGAAACCGGTAGGAATGGGTTCCCCCTGCTGAAGGAAGAGCATCGACCCTGCCACGCCAGCAGGACCGGTAGGTCCCGTTGGACCCATGGGTCCCGCAGGGTACCTGACGATGATGTCCGGGCCAGAAGGCCCATCTCCAGTTTCGTTCTGGTCTGGCAACAGGGGGTAGGGGGAGCTAGGCATGTCTGCCTCAGATCTTCACGTAGTACGTGACGGCCAAGTGGGACGGGGTGGTGTTCACAGAACGTGATTCTCCCACAGCAGACTCTGGCGGGAGACTGTGCGTATGACCGCCTGCAGAGGAGATACTCACAGTGTGGGTGTGGGACCCGGTCAGGGTCACGGCGTGGGTGTGAGCACCGCTACTGGGAATGGTGATGTCGGTCTTGTCGATGGTCGTGAACGGCATCGCCCCGACTCGCCATGTGTGGCTGGAATCGGTCACGATCCCGTCAAGGGTGCTCTCCCCGTTCCACATCGTGACGATGAAGTTGGTCGGCACGTTGAGTCCGTGCTGGCCCCGGTGAGCGTGGCCGGGGTCGGTTACCGGATGGCTGTGCTGCCCGGCGGTGACGTTGTGACTGTGCTGCCCGGCGCTGTTGGCAGACCCAGAATGGCTGTGCTCTCCCGCAGTGGCGGTCGCCCCGACGTTGTTGAAGTGCCGGTGGGCGGGCAGGTTGGCCGCTGTCAGCACTACGGAGTTGGACCCTGCCAAGGCTCCCGGTGTCCCCCCGAGCAGCGTGCGGCCCTGCAGGTTCGGCAACGTCCACGTTCCGTTGTTGTTGTCCCACGAAGAGAATGGCGCCGCCAAGTTAGTGAGCCGACCGACAGCGCTCTCTGGGTACGTCTGACCGGTGAGGGGGAGCCACCCCACCATGTGGGTAGCAGCGTCAGCTCCGGTCAGCAGCGAGGCGATGACCGTCCCGGGCGGGTACTCATCGGCGTAGATCTCGGCCCAACCAACAGAAGGCCCCCGCCAGATGTACTTCTGGCCTGTCAAGGTGTTGGAGAACTCGTCCCCGTACTTTCCGGTGACCCCTAGCCCAGTCGGGTTGCCTGCCCCCCGCTTGAAGTTGTCCGCAGCGAAGTCCCCCGTGGCCGTGACAGCCCCTTGGACCGTGACAGATCCGGTGACCGACAGCCCGTTGTTGGCAGCGAGCTTCTTGCCGCTGATAACGAGGTCGGTCCCGTCATACTGCAGCGTGACAGCAGAGTTGGCCCACGAAATGGCGCCACTACCCGTCGCTTGGAAGCCGACTCCCCCGTCCGGCAGGAGGTTACGGAGGAAGGTGTCGCCAGCCGCAGCAGCGCCCCGTGCCCCGTGGAGCAGCATCCTGCGCTTGTCCGTAAGGTTGTACGGCGTGATGTTCGACGCTCCCGCAGGCACCAGCACAGCGGCAAACACCACGAACGAGTTCGGGATGTCCGGGAACGTGGGGTCATCGACCGGAATGCCGGAGATCGCCGCCAGAGCATTGGCCTGAGCGTCCCACCCGACAAGGTCGAACCGGTCAGTCGTGGCCCCAGTGCTCAAGGACACCGACGCTGAGGACGGAATCTGCTGGACTACCCCGTCCACAAGGATGATGTGAGGGCCTGCTTCCAGAGAGACGGTGAAACCGCCCGTACCTGAGGTCGACACGCCACAGCCGTAGAAGACGCCGTAGCGGTCGTTGCCGAGAATCGAGAAGTCCCCGGCATCTGGCTCCGCTTGACGGAAGTTGACGATCTGGTCGCTGCTGGCGTTCGGGATACGAAACCCGGCACGATGGGCCATGAAGGAGTCCTCAGGTAGTGATGGACGAAGCCTGCGCTGCTTGGCGAGTGATCGCCAAGGTAGTCATGCCACCGAAGTCTAGTGACACGCTTTCAGCTGAAGCTTCGATCTTGGCCCCGGAAGGGGGCTGCAACAGGATTCCCGTGAGAGACACTCCACCTGAGGTGGTCAACCGGGAGAACCCCTCTCCGCGCAACGTCAGCGTCTCAAGCCCTGAACCAGCGGTTACAGGGCTGCCGATTGGGATCGGTGTAGAGAACTCAAGGGCAGCAAGGGAGGGGCCTGACCACATGACCGGGGTCAGGGTGGTGCCGGAAGTCAACCCCGACACCACTACGGTCCCGGCGACAGAGACCTCCACGATCACCGAAGTGCTGCCGCTGGCGTGCTCGAAGTACGCCTCCCCATCTGGAGTGGCGGCGTACTGCCAGCTGGCCGACAACTGCCCGGTACCTTCTCCCGCAAACCAGACGACTTCTGACTGGTTGATCTGGTCCCAGACGTACGGGGCACCGGAGTTGGTCGCCCCGGGTATGTACTCATACCAGTCGACGGCGGCGACGTTGAGCGCCACTGCCTCGGCGAAACTCCGCAAGGTCCCGGCGGTGATCAACCCATCGACGTTGTCCCGGAAGGGGGACACATTGGGGGTGTTTCCCCACCACTGCGGGTCTAGGGGCATGATCAGGCCGGGCGAACGCCCGCCACCCAGCTGGTGCCGTTCCAGTAGAACTGCTGCCCGCCGGTACCGGCGCCCTTGAGGCGCACGAACTGCCCGGCCACGGTCCACGCAGCGGTCTGGCCGAAGGCGCTGGAAGCCAGCTCAGCCTCGTCCTTGGGTGCCCGGCCGCCCGTGAAGAACCGCTCGGCGTTGACTACGGCCGACGTGGTGACACCAGTGGCAAGACCCACCGTGACCCACGACGTGCCGTTCCAGCGGTAGTAGCGGCCACTGTCGGTGACGACCCACTCGTTCGTCGCCCATGCGGTAACCACTGCGGGGTTGAAGTCGGCGGCGACGGAGTACTTGTCCAGTTCCTTCTTGGTACTGGGAGCAAGGCCGTTGAAGGTGGCAGGGCCGCCCGTCACCTTGGTGACTGCCGCTGCAAGGGTGCTACCTGCGCTTCCCTGCGACTGATGCACGTACATCGTGCTGTGATGGACGACCGTGGTCATGTCAGTGCCACACCTTTCCGTTGTTCTCCAGCTCGTTGGCGATGTACCACGGCACGAGGTACTCGTGGCCCATCTTGAAGGAGTAGGACTCACGCTGGCCACCGCCGACGTAGCTCATTTCCTCGATGTCCTCGTTGATCCGCACACGGATCATGTTGATGCGGTTCCGGAGGTGATCCGGAACGATCTCTTCGGGAGCGCCGACTTCGATCTCGGCGCTGCCGAGAACGCTGCTCAGCGTCCCGATGCGCTCCGGATCGGCGCCTTCGATGTCCTGAACATCGACCGTCGCCTGACGCTTGCGGGCAGTTGCACTCGTGGTAGCCATGGGGAGTTCTCCTCAGTACGTGAATCGGTTGGTTCTACAGAACGCAGAGAGGAGGGGAGGGGAGTTACCCCCTCCCCGCTCTCTTCCTTGGGAGGTCAGACGTTGGTGCGGATCTTGACCACGGCGGAGTCGGTCACCAGACCGAAGCCCCAGATCGAGTACCACGCCAGAGCGTGCTCACGACCGAAGTCCAGAACGCCACCGTCACGCAGCTCGACCGGCAGCGAGATGGCGTGGCCGAACGAGTTGTCGCCGAGCATGAGCGCCTCGTACACGTCCTCGTCGCCGAGATCGTTGCCACCGAGGTTGGTGTCGAGTCGCGACTGCCCATAGGTAGAGGGCCACTGCTCATCCCACCCGGGAACCTGCTTGGTGCCCGGAGTGGCCTGCGGCTCAGCCGTCGACCCCTCGGTCGCCTGACCGGGCGTCCCGGAAGCACCGGGCGTCTCGAACGGATCGGTGACGGGAGTTGCCGTACCGGCGGAGCCGTCCTCGGCGGCCTTGCCGGTCTCCAGACCCTGCTGGGCAGGGGTACGCCAGTCGAGAGCCTGACCGTTGTCGTAGCGCTGAATCACGCCACCAGCGTCGGCGATGGTGCCAACCTGAGTGGTCTCGATGAACACCACGTCGTAGAGGCGGCCGATCTCACCGAGCATGAAGTTGCCGGGAGCGGCGTACTTCGTGACCTCGATGAACTCCGGGGTGTCCCGGAGCTGGCGGCTCTGCGCCGGGTGGATGAAGCACACGTAGGTCTCGCCCAGCCGCGGGATGTTCTTGGTGCTCAGTTCGAGCACGGCATCCTTGATCGCAGCAGGGGTCAGGGTGTACCGGGCCTCGTTGTTCTTCAGCTCGGCGAGGGTCTGCGCCTGCGCTCCGTTGTTGTAGATGCCTCGACCGACGGTGAGGTCCGACGGCTGGGTGTAGCCGTTCACGATCGAGGAGGCCGACTGCAGCGTCGAACGGGCCTGCTCGTCCATGTACAGGGCCATGTTGCGCCCGAGGAGGCGGGAGGCCGAGGCCATCACGTCATCGAACGAAGCGTTGAGGAGCAGCTCCGAGAGCGCCACAGCGAAGCCCTGCTCAGCGACCGTGATGCGGTACTGCTGGGCCGAGATGCCGTGGGTCTTCATGCGGATGCCCTCAACCAGCGCCCCGGAGGGGATGGGGAGGTTGTTGTAGCGCATGAAGTTGACCGTGAGGCCGGGCATGACGCCCAGCTCGGTCTTCTTCACTGCGAACTGCTCGAAGCGCAGCACGGGCATCGCTTGGAACAGGATCTCCTTCGACCAGACGGTCTGGATGGCCGGGGAGAGCATCGTGGAGCCGGTGGTGGCGCTGGAGCCGTAGCCGCCAGTGATGTTGTTGCCGACCGGGCTGCCGGTCGGCTGCATCGCGCCGTAGGCCGAACCGGCGGTGCCGGATGTGACCCGGCCGGTACCGGTGATGCCGGACCCGTTGGGGATCTGGAATGCCATGAGTGGGTGTCCTCCGTGAGAGACGGGTTATGGGGGGTTGTTGGTGCCGTCAGCCCCGGAAATTGGGGCTGGCCGCTTGGAGGAGCCGATCTCGATGCTGGCGATACTCATCCATGCTCATATTGCTGATCTGATCAGCGGTCAGGTTCTCGTACGTCGATGCTTGTTCCATTGGCCCAACGGGAGGGGCACCGGTAGGTGTCACACCCCGCATGGTCGGACGCTGAACTTGCTGTGCAGCGTCTGCGATGTTCTGCATGATAGCGGAAGTTCGCTCCCGCATTTCGTTCACAGAACGATCAATCTCCTCGACCGTTGTTCCGCTGATCAGATCCCGAAGTTCGGGCATGATGTACTCAGCGTTCTGCTCCGTCATCTGCTGGCGGTACCTGTCGAGTTCTTGCAGCTCTCGCTCTCGCTGGAAGAGGGCTTCCTGCCGTGCCCGATCTTCTTCCAACTGGGTGAAGCGGTCGTTCCACTCCTGCTCCCGGCGCTCCAGCAGATCTCGGACCTCCATGGCCTTCTCTTCTTCAGCCTTGCGCTCGGCCTCGATCCGCTCCCGCTCAGTCAGTTCAGCCTTCTCCCGCTCCTCTTGCAGGCGGCGCATCTCGTTGAGCTGCTGTTCGGTCTGCTCCAGCCGGGAGTAGAGCTTCTCCTTCTCCTCCTGCCGGATGCGGGCGACCTGATCAGCAGTGAAGTACTGCTCCTGCTGGCCTTCATTGCCGAGGCTCGGCAGCGACTCGACCGTCTGGGGCACCTGCTGCAGGGCCTGCTCCTGCACCGGAACGAGCAGCCCGTCCTGCTGGCTCTGAGCGACTGCGCTCTCAGTGATCAATCCGCCCTGCGGGGGAGTTGCCGGGTCGACACCGACGATGAAACCGTTGGCCGTGTCGGTCACTGTCTGCTGCGACGGCGGGAGGTTCTGCTGAACTGACATGTGTGGGATACCTCGTTTAGTGGGGAAGTGCTACGTAGAGGTAACACTACACACGTTTGCACAAGGTTTCAGCGTCAATCCTCAGTCAGATCATCTCTTGCTGGGGGCATCACACCAAAGGCTTTCTCCATCACAGCATTTGCCATGTCAGGGTTGACAGCTGGCGCCATGCCTACAGGGTTGCCTTCGGCGTCTGTTTGTTCGGTCCCGGGCACCACCACCGGCTGGCCGTCGGCGGTGAAGCCGGTGGCAGCAAGGATGAACTGGTTGATCTGCGCCTGAGTGAGACCCAAGCCGCCCTGCTGCTTCATGTCTTCGAGCAGTTCCTCGAAGATCTCCTGCAGCTTCTGGTCTGGGAAGCTGCTCCCCATCGACTTCAGGGCACCCCTCTTGGATTCCAAGCCCATTGTCATCAGGCCCTGCACCTCGTTCAGCTTGATGAGCGAGTCCATCGGTAGCGGGGAATCCCATTCGATGGTGCTCTTGTAGGTGGCAGGGTCCCGGGGGTCGAGCAGCACGTACTGCCCGGGCTTCGGGTATACCCCTGCGATTTCAGGGCGGTACTCAAGGAGTTCCGGCTCGTAGGCCACCGCAGTGCGGATCACCAGCTCATTGATGTTCTTGAAGAGCTTGGCGTACTGCACCTTCTTCATCGTGTGCTGCTGCATCAGCGAGAAGTAGGTCATGTGGAGAGCAGTTCCCGACGTGTTCGAGATCGGCTGAACCTGCCCCAGAGCGCTCATGGGCACCCCAGTGATCTCGTGCATGGCCGTCTTGAGCAGCTCCATGTAGCCCATGGGGCCTGCCAAGTTCGTATCCATGGTCAGGTTCTGGACCCGGGCATCCTTACTCCCGATGGCCCAGACCTTCTTCGGCCCCTTCTCCAAGTTCGACGCCTTGGCGCCCGTCACCACTGTCACCGGAGCAGCGTGGTAGTTGATGATGTCGGAGACCTCAGTGGCCTTCTCGTTGAACTCACGGTTCAGGCCGACGATGTCCTGAATATCAGACAGCCCCCACGGGCTTGATGCCACGGCGATGTTCGTCGCATGGACGATCGGAATCATGCCGAGAGGATTGGGCCGGGAATCGATCAGGTCGTCGTTGATGTACTCCTCAACCATCTCGTCAGTGATGATCTCGGTGTAAGTATGAATCTGGCGGGTGCCGTCAGCCCCCGTGCCCCAGAACTTGTACTTCAACTTGAAACGGGTGAACCTTGCCCGATCATGAGGATGAAATTCCGGGAAGCAGTGCGCCGGATTGAGAGGCAGGATGCGAATCTTGCCTGCAACGGGGTTACCCAGCGGGTCTTCGTAGGGAGGCTCGTAGGCGACCTTGACGAACACATCGCCAGATACCGTGCCCAACTGACCGATTTCCCAGATCAACGACCTGCGATCGTTGTCATCGTCCCATACCTTCTTCAGAAGGAAGGGAGTGATGACTTCAGTTGCCTCTGGAGACCCGAAGTGAATAGGGGTACCAAAGGTGAAGTTGATCTTGTAGTCAGCAAGTGCTCTGACGTAGTTGAACGTCAGCTGTGCGTCACCCATTTCACGGCGGTAGGCCCAGTGGTGTCCAAGGTACCTTAGGGTCTCCAGGCCCAGTTGCTCGCGTAACGGTTGAGTCGAGGGCCATGCACCTCGAACTCCTCGTCAGCAAGTTCAACTAGGCCCAGAGGCGAGACTGAAACCGTCAGGTCCGAAGCTGCAGCTCGGTAGGACGGTGAGAAGAATGCAGTCATTCACCTTCACCCCCTTCCACTGCTACGACGTGCGGTGCCGACACCGAGTCTCCGGACAAATACGTGATGGCGCTCTTCAACCGCTCAGGGCTGTCGTAGAAGTAGCCGAGACCCACGTTACACGACCCGCAGACTACACACCCGGGAAGGCTTCGATCTGGCCCTCGATCTGCCTCCGGCCACTCGGACGGGTCGGATAGGCCGTGCTGCTGCTGGGAGCACTACGCAGCCCAGCCTCGCCTCGCTGCAGCTGCTCCTCTCCCCACTGGGTGGCCTGAGAGTCCCGTATGCTGCCGAGTCCTCTCTTCTGCATGGCCTGCCGCATGGCGTAATCGATCGCTGCGTGGGCGTACGGGATGGTCTCGATCGCCTTCTCACGCTCGGACTTATCTCGCCTCTCGGCCCCGCTCTGGGACAGCAGCACCTCGCCTGACTCCCCCCGAAGGAGTGGCTTCTCAGAGCTGAGGTGTGGCAGCGCTCCCCCACCCCCGGTATGGACATCGGCCACGGTGAACTGAGGGTGTGAGTCCGACCACGAGTTGGCGTAGGACCCGGTCTTGGGACCAACCATGGGGTCGCCTGATGGTCCTGCCCAGTCCTGCGGAGGAATCCCCTGCAGGTGCATCTCCATCGCCGTCGCAGCAGTTCGCATGTTGCCTACGAACCCCTGATGGCGCTTACCTGAGCCATCGGTGCGCTCGTTCGTGAGACTGGTGGCCGTGCCCCCGCCCTGAACATGCTCCACAACATGTCGGGCGGCCTCATCGTTGGGGTACCTCCGCCCTGAGTTGGTGTCCTGAGAGAACTTCGTCTGCGGGGACGTGAATGCGTTCATCAGAGCGTGTGTGGGCTGCGGGATGCCGAGATCCCGAGCCGACTGGTCGAGCACCGCACGTGGCTCACCCGTCGAGTAGAAGTCCATGGCGTAGGGGTTCCCCGAGTGCCCGGCCTCAGCGGCTCGGACGTTGGCTTGGTCGATCTGAGCGCCCAGATCATCGGCCATCTGGTCGATGCTGGTCCCATGTGCCGCCAAGGCCCGCTCGATGTGCCTGCGGGTCTCTGGGGAGTGCTCCTCCCAGCGAACCGGTCGGGGTGCGGCGGCAGGGTCCGACATTCCCGGCAGTTGCCGGTCGTAGTGACGAGGACCCACGCCGGTCTGCTGATCCCAGCCGTTGACGGCGTAGATCTGAGCAGGCTTCATCTGGGTACTGAGTAGCTGCGACACGTCCCGGGTCCGGGCCTCCCCCTCAGGCGTAGCTTCCCAGTGGTCCCGGGCTACCGAGGCCCCCCTGATCGAGGCGCTCTCCTCCGGAGTCAAGTCCTTGGGGGGCCGAGCGAAGCGGGACCTGTCGGTGGGCAGTGCTCCCTTGCTGCGGGGGCTTCCGGGCCGGAAGACGTTGTCCGCCTCGGGTCCCTGTACCGGCACGTCCACATGCTCGCTGTACGGGATGTCCCTACTGCGGCTGTTAGGTCGGGGGCGAGCGGCCATGGGGAAAGTGTCCTTGCTGTTATCAGCGTGTCAGGCTAGGCTGGGAACCCTGCCAATGGAGGTGTGAATGACAACGAAGTACGACAACGTCACCAAGATGCGAGGACAGGTGGCGGGCAGCCGCAACATGTTCAGACGATGTGATTGCTGCACCGAACGAGCCATCGGTATCAACTACTACGGGCTGGTCGCCTGCGCCGCTCACTGGGACATCAATCCAGTGGCCGAGAGCTTCCACTACGACGAGTAGTCCCGGTCAGGGGGCCACTACGACGAGTAGTCCCGGTCGGGGGGCCACTACGAAGACGGGTTTCGGTGTACTCCCCTTCAGGGCTGATGTGACCGATAGCCCGTTCTGGGCGAGGTTGACCCTTTGAATCCGTCCGATTCCCGGCAGCTTTCAGGGCCGCACGATAGCCTGCGCTAGTCGGGGGGAACGACTCTGAGGAGTCAAGGAGTACACGCCCTTCCCCTTCCGGCCCCCATCCACCAAGGGTGGCGTCGGGTCTACTGAAGGTGGAGACGTTGGCGTCGTGGTAGCCCTTGATGGCCTCACCAACGGCAGGGAGCGAAACTTCGCCTTCAGGGGCACCGTACCCACCCACCATGTAGGCGTTGGTGACATCCTGACCGACCTTGGGGCCGCTGCTGTAGACGCTGAAGCCGATGTCCTCACCATCTGCCTGCTGCCGGTTCACCCGCTGAGCAAGAGCGGCGAACTGGTCGGAGGACAACTTCTGGGTAGCAGACATCAGGCGATACCTCGGGGGTTGCGCCAACCGGCGGAGATGTTCCGGCGGCGAATCTGGTTCACTGCCCCCACGCTCTGCGGGCGCAGGGCTGGCGGCATCTCGTGCTTGGAGAGGTACTGGCTCTTGGCCCGCTCCAGCGCCTGAGGCTTCATCGAGGGAGATGACCACTCGAACCCCTCAGGGGTGTTGGGCTGACGCAGGACAACCAAGCCCTTGACCGATACCGGGCGCCCCGGCTGGTCGGACTTCCCGAGCTGGGTGTTGAACGGGGTGTAAGCCATCAGTTCAGGTCCAGTCTTCGATAGCGGTCGGCGCCCCGGTCCTTGACGTACCCGGCATGGGAGGCGACGTGGGCTTCGGCAGACTCGAAAGAATCGAATCCTCCGGTCACCCCATCAGGAGTGCTTGCTGAGTACTCGGCTGCCGCACCAACGGTGTACATGCTTCGGGGCACCGAACGGGTGATGTCGTACCCCGACAAGTTCGACATGTAGCTCGTGTGCGTGACGTTCGGCCCGTCGATCTCATCGTCCTGCGTCCAACTCAGAGTCGAGCCGTCCCCGCTGCGAGGCTCTGGCGGCCTCCGCCGGATGTCGTGAGCCTTGTCTGGGTAGAAGCGGCCGTGCTCAGGCATGAGAGATCTGAGTTACTTCCGGAAGATCTGTCCGGTCCCGGCGTCGGGGTCTTCCCAGCTCTCTTCGGGCTTGGGCTGCTGCTCAGAGGGAGTGAAGCCCTTCGGGCTGGCGGGAGCCGGGTCGTACCCCGGGGTGGGCCGACGGGCGGGATGGTACGCAGTGTCCGGGTAGTGCCGGTCGTGCTCGGGCATGGGTCTCAGCCGACTCGGGTCGGGTTCCAGCGGTAGATGCGGGACTCGCTCCCGGCAACCCGCTCGAAGGTGGGGTGATCCATGCTGGCACCCTGCACGAACTCCTGCAGCTGCATGGGGGCCTCGATCCAACTGGCCGACCCGACGTGGGCGCGCTCACGCATGGTCTCCACCGGGGTCTTGGTCATGCCTGCGAGCGTGCCGAGAGCAACCGAGCCAACTGTGTCGCCGTAGGCGCCACGACCGAACTCCATCGGGACGTCGGTGTCGGTGGCGACGCCCTCCTCGAATCGGAGCGGTCCCTTGTTGCCGGGGATGCTGGGTGCGTAGGTGGCCTCGTAGCCGCCATCTGGTGCGTAGCTCATTGGAGGAGTCTCCTGACGTCGAAGTAGTTCGTCGCCAAGAGTATGCCACAGATTGGCAGCTAACTACTCACGAGGAGTAGTCCGGACGAGTAGGTGGGGGAGGTACTTCAATACCTTCCAAGTGCAGTGCGGTGACCAGCTGGCTGATCCTGAGGTCACACCACTCTCGTTCCAGACGTTGTTCCATCTCTAGTCGGGTCTGTCGAGTACGGAGATTGGTGAGTTCCTCTTGGAACTCGTGGACCATCTTCAACGCACCGTCAGTCAAGACTGCCGCCGCATCTGCTCGGTTGTTGGAAATTCTTCCGACCCATCCTGAAACTGCCCCGACAACGGCAATGAACAGGCCCCAGATCTGTGGAGGCCAGTCATTCATCCCGCACCCCTTCAAGAATCTGCTGAACCATGGCCTCTCTTGCCCGCATGTAGGAGATGCCAGTCCATGCCACCCACAGCAACGACGGCCAGAGAACGTAGCTGGCTCCACGCCGCAGTTCTGCCCCCAATCCGTACTCACCTAGGATGTCGACCCAATAGCTCAAGGCAGCTGCGGCCACCGATACGCCTAGAACCGTCCGTGCAAACCTGTGACGAGATAATCCGTGACATGCTCCCGCAAGAGACAGTACTGCCGCAAGTGAGGAAGTTACCGCTGACCACCAGAGGCCCGCTGCGTTGGTATCAGACAGGTAATATGTCAATGAGAGCAACGGGTGGCTCCAGTAGCAGTTGATCATCGAGAAGATCTTGCACAATAGTAGCTGACCCCAAGACGCAAAGAGGCCCACTCCGAAACGGAGTGGGCCTTCTCTGGCCGAGGAGACACTCAACTAGCTGTGGGGGCAGGCTAGAAAGTGTCCATCCTCATGCTGTCTGACCGGAGTGCGGCAAGGAGAGGGAGGGGTTTGCACTCCGGTCAGATCTCAGGACTCGACCGGGGTCAAGTCAGCCACCTTCTGGATCACGAGGTAGTTCTCGACGGTGTTGACGGAGGTCTTGATCTTGACCCCACGCCGCTTGGCGGCCGAGTAGCAGGTGGTCCGGAAGTCTTCGGGCGAGCCGACGAAGTCACCCGGCTCCTCCTTGGAGTCCCAGCCCTCGGGGCTGAGCTTCCAGATCCGCCCATCGAACCATTCTGCCCACGGGTACTTCTCGTGCCCGCCAGCCCGGCCCGACCTGAAGTCGAACTCGTTCAGAACCTTTGCCATGTGTCGTGCTCCTCTGTGTGTCGAACGATGAGTACAAGGTACCAAAGGTGTCGCCAGCGTGTCAAGGAGATATTTCCCCTTGAATGTTGTAAACCACATTTGGTATCTTGAAAGCCAGCACACAGGAAGGATTCCGATACCAATGTCTACCTACGACGACCTCCAGAGTCTGGACATCGCTGGCGCCGTTGCGATAGGGGCTTTAGGCTCTTGGGCAGGTGGCTACCCCAACGCTCTGCACGTAGGGGCGATGGCTGCCGCCGACCTGTTCCGACAGCAAGTGGCCATGGACGCAGCAGTTGCCGCTGCAGAAGCGATGAGGGCAGAAGAGAATGAATGACGAGCTGGATACGACACCCCTCTACATCGCAGGGCAGACAAGTCTCATCGTCGGCATGTCTCCTACCGACACGCTGGACTTCGTGATCCTGCTCGGGGTGCTGGACCCAGATCACGGGCAGACGTTCGTCTCGCTCGGCACGGCGGAGAACCTGACCCCGCTGCTGGAGAGCTTCCTCCGCACCCAGAACCTGCTGAGAGAGGCCGAGGATCAGTGCGAGGCCGAAGGGGCCACTGACAGCGCAAGCCGTCTCGACGTGCTGACTCGGGTCTCCAACAAGTACCCCCAGACCTTCTTTGACGAGACGGACGACTGATGCCCTCGCCGTACCAAGAGGCCGATGATCCAGTCCACGACCTCGGGCCGTGGATCGAGTCGCCGCAGTCGAGCCGCCTCACCCGCTACCGCTACGACTATGGGACTCGCGAGCTGCAGGTCGTCTGGAAGAACGGCCGAGGGCACGTCGTCACGGTGTACGGAGCGGCTGACTCCGAGCTGTACCGACGGTTCGCTCGTGCCTCATCGAAGGGCAAGATGGTCAACCGGGTGCTCAACGGCCTGCCTTACACGCCTGCGACCCCGGATCAGGTGCAGGCCCCATCGAATCCGAACCGCAAGGAAGTGCAGTCCCGGCCATGAAGACCGAGTGGTGGCTCACTGTCAAGTTCTGGGTCCTGCATGCAGTGTGGTCCATCCACTTCATCCCCCTATGGCGTAAGTGGCTGTACTTCGGGCTGGAGGACGAGATCGAGAAGAACAACCGCTGGGCCATCCCGTTCTGGTTCTTGGAAGAGACCGAGCCGTACCGCCTTGGGCGTGGTTACAGGTTCCGAATGGGTAGAGAGTCAGCATTTCACATCGGTATTGCTGAGCGGTCTGGCGCAAAGTCCCATGCGGATGTCCTCGGTAACTCAGAGGCTCTTGGTGAGACCCCTCCTGAGGAGATCGGCAAGTGGCGTCCCCCGGCTCCTCGATCCGCCCCATGAGGCGGCGTAGGCAGAAGGCTCCGCTCGCCCCTACCAAGTTCGTCAAGTTCTCCTCCAGTGAGCTGATGGACGTGGTGGAGACGTCGCTGATGAACGCCCAGATCCACTACGACGCCCTGCGGCACGCTCCGCCTTCCAAGGCCCCTGAGCATCTGCACGAGGTACACCTGTACTTGCAGCAGGCTCTGCTGGGGACCGAGGAGATGCAGGCTCGGGCCGAATGAGCTTGCATTTCCTAAATGCCTTTAGTAAGATGTGGGGCATGAGCGACACCAACACCCTTCAATACACGCAGCTGGAGCTTCCTTTCGGGGAGGCCAGCCAGTACCAGTTCCGCCCCTACATCACGATCGGCAACCGAGACGTGATGGAAGGTGCCGACACCTACTCCACCGAGGCAGACGCCGCTGCGGTGCTCTTCTTCCACCTCAACACGCTGCAGATCGTGGCAGCGCTGGCCGAGAACTCGAAGTTCGAGCTGACCCGACGTGACTCCGTGAGCTTCACCGCCTACCTGTACACCCCGACCCATGGCGCCGAGGTGGTGCGGGGCGGTCTCGACTGGCTGGAGAAGTCCTCCGATGACTGAGGAAGCCGCTGCCAGCGGTGGGTTCAAGCGGGTCTTTGCCCGCATCACTCAGCTCGAAGCCGCACTCGATCAGCTCGAAGCCCGGCTCTCGCAGATCGAAGCCAAGCTCGACAACCTGCCGCAGCGCAAGAAGCGATCGGGAGAGTCGCCCCCCGGCGTCTGTGTGGTCACCGGCAAGCCGTCAGGGGAGACCTGCGAGTACTTCTCGACCTACCGCTACCAGCAGGGGTGTGGAGGGGCCTGCGTAGAGCAGGGCCGGGCCTACTACCGGAAGTACTACTACGACAACCGTAAGTAGGATCAGGCCATGGCGACTCCTCTGTACGAAGATCTTGGCAACCCCGAGATGCTCTTCGAGCACCCCCTAGAGGAGGAAGCCGAGCCGCTGGAGCCGGACGAGGACGACGGCACCGGGCTTGCCTACGCTGCCCTGTCGGAGTCCGACAAGGAGTTCATCCACCAGATCATCCTGAGGACAATCGTCTTCTGCGAGGAGCTGGCCGACATGGAGCTGCGCCCGTACCAGCGGGACATGGCTTACCGGCTTATCGAGTCGATCCTCCTTGCCGACGGCGAGGAACTGACCGCTACGTGGTCGCGTCAGTCGGGGAAGTCAGAGACGATGGCGATCATCGTGGCAGGCGTGATAGTGCTGTTCCCCAAGCTGGCGCTGTCGTACCCGATGTTCGACCGCTTCAAGCGGGGCGTGTGGGTCGGCCTCTTCGCCCCAACCGACACTCAGAGCGAGTTCATCTACGGGCGCGTACGTGACAAGCTCACGAACGACCGAGCGAAGATGTTCCTGTCTGACCCGGAAATTGACGAGAAGGTCGATGACGGGTCGAAGATCCTCAAGCTGAAGTCAGGGTCATTCTGTCGCCGTCAGACCGCCAACCCAAAGGCCAAGATCGAAGGCGCCTCCTACCACGTCATCATCCTTGACGAGGCGCAGGAGGCTGACGACCTGATGGTACGCAAGTCGATACATCCGATGTTGGCTGCGAACTCTGGGACGATCTGCAAGATCGGCACGCCCTCTTTCCACAAGGGTGACTACTACAAGGCCATCCAGCACAACAAGCGTCGCTCCACCAACCGAGGAGCAAAGAACTACCACTTCGAGTACAACTGGAAGGTTGTCTCCAAGTACAACCCGTACTACGCCAAGTTCATCCAGAAGGAGAAGGTGAGACTCGGCGAGGACTCGGACGAGTTCCAGCTCAGCTACGCACTCAAGTGGATGCTCGACCGGGGCATGCTGGTCACTGAAGATGACCTTGACTATCTAGCGGACAAGTCCATGGAGATAGTCAAGTCATGGCACCGCACGCCATGTGTGGCGGGAATCGACGTGGCACGAGTCAAGGACTCGACGGTGGTCACGGTGTGCTGGGTAGATTGGGATCATCCAGACCCGGCGGGGTACTACGAACACCGCATCCTGAACTGGCTGGAGATCACCCACACGGACTGGGAAGAGCAGTACTTCCAGATCGTGGACTTTCTCTCCAACTACAACATCGCCAGAGTTGGAGTCGACGCTCAGGGCATGGGTGATGCCGTTGCTCAACGACTTGACCGCCTGATTGGACATCAGGTTGAGGTCGTTCCCGTCACGTCAGACCTCAAGAATCAGGCGGATCGCTGGAAGCACCTGATTCAGCTGCTGCAGAGGAACCTGCTGCTGTACCCGGGGCATTCCAAGGCCCGCAGGACTCGTGTCTGGAAGCGGTTTCGGCAGCAGATGGAGGACGCCGAGAAGGTCATGAAGGGCAACTACATGCTCATTCAGGCTCCAGACGACAGCAGGGACGCCCACGATGACTATGTGGACAGTCTCGCCATTGCGACCATGATGACGGTAGAGGATGTCGGCGAAGTCGTGGAAGTGGCAGAGGCCCCGTGGTTTCGTTGAAGTAACCTGTAGCTCATGACTTTGAGTGACAGTCAGTTCGGTGAAATGGTGAAGAGGCGGCACGCTGCCAACACTCCATTCAACGCTGACGAGATCGAAGGCATGACCGACGACCAGTACAACGTCGTGCTCAACGACGTGGCGCACATGCAGCGAGGCCGCCCGGAGCGTGCCATGGACCACGCCCAACAGGTCTTTGGCGGTGGACTGTACTCTCACAGTCTGGAACACATCGGGGATCTCACGCACCGAATGAATGAACCGTACGCCACCCGTGGGCGCTACAACCCGGAGTACGTCATTCCGAAGGTCCACAGCCAGCTGGGCTACCTGACCAGCCGTTACGGCTATGACCGTGAGGTTGCCGAACAGCAAGCAGGTAATAGCCGCTACCGAGAGTCACAAGGCCAGCCGGTCTCTACCGAGGACGATCTATACAACGCCCGTCGTGACTACACCTTGGGGCATCACCAGCTCCCCGTGTACAACGAGGTCGGCTACCACGCCAAGGCTGCAGCGGTCCACATCGGCTTGCAGAACAGCTCAAAGGCTGCAGAGCACTTGTCGTCCCTGAAGGCGATGACCGGCGATGCCGATCGCTACCAGCAGGCCATGTCCCGTGAAGGGGCTGTGTCATGGCTTCGTTCTCAGGAGCCGAGGTGAGGCAAATCTGGTGCTTCGTACTAGGCCACAGGTGGGCGCAGAGGCCCCGCCTTCGCGGCACGATTACGGTCTGCTACCGCTGCGGGTTGCGCCGCTTCCCGAACTCTTCACGCTGAGGGCCTGATCGTCCTTGGCCTTCTGATCGGCGTACAAGCTGCGGGCGGCGGCTGCGGCCTCGGCCATGCCGGGATGCCTGTTGTGGATCTTTCGGTAGATCTGGTACTCCCCGTGCGGCTGGTCGGCCGGAGCACGATGGTCCAGCCACCTCACGGGAACTTCCATGTTGGGGTCGAGGTCGGCGGCGGTGTACACACGGTGGTGGCCGTTGTCCAGCGTCGGCTCTGCTCGACTCGACCATCGTTGGCCAAGGCTGACATGAACCGGCTCAGTGACGCCGCTACTGGCGATGGAGTCACGAAGTGACCCGACTCCCTGCGTGCGAGCGACGAACTTCTCACGCACGTTGTGAGCAGTCACCGCTGATCCGGGGCTGGCGGCTTCTCGCAGCTTCTGTTCTCTGACTGAATCGGCGTCACGGCCCGAACTCATCACGTCCCCGTGAACCATCTCGGTGTCCAGCGTGCGAGCCTGCTCGAACATGGTCATCTGAAAGGGGAACTGAAGCTCACCAACCCGTCTGACGGCCATCCCCAGATAGTACTTCTTCGGGCAAGCCCAAGAGCCACTGCTCCACCTTGTCGATGTCCTCTGGAGTCAGGCCCCGAGACGACATTGGACCGACGATCAGGGACAGCCCGCCCTCTATGAAGAGCGAAGGGAGGTGTGGACGAGGACGCCAGTGCTCGTCGTCAATCCAGATGTAGGGGTGCCCGGGATTGGCCTCGGTCCACGCCTCCACTGCACGGCGCTTGCCGTCGATGCTCGACGGCTCGCCAAAGGCGATCTGCCAATCCACTACCGGCAAGTCATCAGGCAAGCCAACAAGAGGGGAAATCAGAGTGTTGGCGTCCTCCCGCCAAGTGGTCAGCCAGTGGATGTCAACGGGCAGCTGCTGAAGCCGGAACCCGAGCAAAGGGGAGGTGTTGATGAGGAACGAGTGCGGGTAGTCTGCGACCTTCACTGCGGACGAGACCGACTCCGCCCACGGAGACTCTCTCAGGGCGCTGAGCACTCCGTCGACATCAAGGAACAGTACGGGCTTCATGGGTGCTAGTGTAGCGGACCGTCAGTGCTAAGTAAACCTCATAGATGAGTTTACACAAGAAGTTGACGTGACCACAGCAGTGTGATACTTTGTAGGTCACGCCACTAGCAAGGACGAGGTACACCATGATCAGATTTGTCGCTGAGTTCGACACTGCCAACGCAGCCTTCGAGGAAGACGCCGATCTGGAGATCGAGCGCATCCTGACGTACGTGGCCAGTAGGGTGCCCGCTGGATTCCGCTCCGGGCGGTGCGTTGACATCAACGGCAACAGCGTGGGCCGGTGGCGGTTGGAGGATATCAAGTGAGCGCCGAACCGACGACCGAGGACATCATCGAGCGGCTCGTGCAGTCCGAGACGTGTTCCTGTTCGGACTGCGTGGCGGCCCGAGCGGCGGCGAAGCGGCTGCGCGACCATCAAGCCCTCCTCGATGCCATCGGCGACCCCGATGTCTTCGTCGCTGAAGCCGAGTCATGGATGGCCTACGTCCCAGCACACTTCATGGAGAAGTGGGACGCCGCTGGGTGGGTCGACCAAGTGCGCCGCATCGCTGACGCCGTGGACGGGCCGACATGAGCGACGACGGAACCCTGCCCGACCGGCTCCGCAGCATGGTGCGCGACCCTGACGCCGTCGGCACCCACTCCGACGAGTGCTGGCAGTGGCACGACGACTGCGCCCTGCTGCTCGCCGCCGACCGGCTCGCCTCACTCACCGACGCCAGACCCGTGGAGCCGTGGCACGGGTGGCTCGCCGCAGCCGAACTGGACGAGTACCCGACGTTCATGGACCTGATGGAGATGCAGGAACGGCTTGCACCGCTGGCCGACTATCTGGACGCCCTCGGGTTCGACCATGACGCCGAACTGGTGCGCCGCATGTTGTTTCCGACCGGCACGGTGGCAGACCTTCGCGCCGAGCGTGACGACCTCGCTGCCCGCCTGTCCGCACTCACCGACGCCATCGACGCCCTCGACATCCCCCGCACGTTGAAGATCAGGCTGGCCGCCCTCGCTGCTGCCGAGCAGCCCCCCGACCCGAAGGAACCGACATGAGCCGTTTCACCGAGTGGAACGAGCGGCGGCGACGCCGCGCCGACGCCCGCTATGGGCTGCCCCCGCGCGGCTCGTTCACGATGCCGAACGCCCAAATCATCCCGATCGGTGAGCCGGTGACCGAGATCCCCCACGTTCTGCTATGCGGCCCCGGTTGTCCATGCCAACTCCCCGACCCCACCCCGCCGCCCACGCTGTGCCCGACATGCAGCAGCGACGACCCCCGTTCGGTGGGTGACGAGGGACTACCCGACATCGACGCTCCGATCATGTGCGACAACGACTTCCACCGCCTTGCTGCTGCTGTGCAGCCCCCCGACCCGAAGGGGACCAAGTGAGCGCCTCCACGCTCGTCGCCCTCGCCCTCGCCGTCGCCGTGGCGACGATGGGAGTGAACCTCGGCTACGACCTCGCACCGCTGATCGCCGTATGGGTATTTGGATAGTGAGGACAAAGGAGCAACACAGTGAGTAGATCGACAGCAAAGTCGCAGAAGTCGTCGGCGTCGACATGGCGTCGGCGTGACCGGGCGTTCAGGGACGCAGAGAGGCAGCGGCGGCAGGCGAACCAGCGTCGTCGTGACGAGGTGGCGGCAGCATCGGCGGCGGGTCTTGACGTCGTTCTCTGGCGAGATCTGCAGGGCCACTCCGTTGAGGAGTGGGATGCGATCAAGGAGCTGAGTCAGCTTCCTGCGTGACATCCGCACAATGTTGCGGTACCATTACAGAACCAACAAAGAGCGCCCGCCGGAGGTCCAGTTCCGACGGGCGCTTTCTATTGCAGGAGGTACTGCAGCTCATGAGTATGACGCATGTTCGACGTCTCGTGCTGGTGTTTCTGGCGCTTACTGTGCTGGGCGGGTGTACGCCAGCACAGATCGCTCACTGGCGAAGTCTCGGGCCTGACCCGGTCACCGCTGAGACGATGACCCCTGAACAGCGGGCCATCGCTGAGCACGTCCAAGAGCAGCAGCGAGCATGGCTCGCAGCAGCTGCCGCACGCCCTCGCGACTGCTACAGCGCCATGGAGAAGGTCTTCCCTCCGCACACATGGGCGTGGGGCCGCAGCATCATTCACCGAGAGTCCCGCAACCAGCCAGCGGCAGCCAACCCGGCAAGCACCGCTCGCGGCTGCTGGCAGCTGTTGATGTCACTGCACTCACACCGGTTCACTGCCGTGGGGTGCTCCCCGTCGCAGTGGGCCGACCCACTCTGCAACACCAAGGCGGCCTACCACCTGTACCAAGCAGCTGGTACATCGCCATGGCGTCTGTGACCTACTGACCCTTCTTCCAGAGAAGCCCTCTCCCTTCGGGGGGAGGGCTTTCTTGCTCTACAATGTCCAAGGTATGAGCGCCCAGCGGAGCCTGTCCGACAAGCAGTTCCAGCTTTCCATGTTCGAGCCTGCCCACAAGCTCATGGACGGTGGGATCGGTAGCTTCAACCCGGGCGACCTCGGAATCGAGGAAGCGACGCCCTCGACCCATGGCGGCTACCGGGAGCGGCCTCAGACCCCGGCGGAGGGTTGGGAGCAGAAGCTGGAAGAGGCCGATTACGACGGACTGTATGACTCCATCGCCAAGCGCGGAGTCACGAAGCCCGTAGCCCTGCTGGCGGTGGACCTCCATGAACGGAGATGGAAGCGTTTCCTCCCTGCAGGCAACATCATGGACGGTCATCACCGAATCGCTGCGGCCAACGAGATCGACCCCAACATGGAAGTGCCGGTGACGTGGCGTGGTGAGCGAAAGTTTGGTGATCGGGGATGAGCGCTCCTGACAACATCAGCTACGACCAGCTGCAGATGTTCATGACCGCTCGCCAGCTCCGCACCGACCTGCGCCCGGGTGACGCTCTCGACGCCGAGCGCTACGGCCTGTCCAGCACCGAGGCCGAGCGACGTGTCGCAGAGGCTAACATGTGGCGGGACAAGATCGATGAGAGCAACGTCCCCGGTTCCTCGGAGTCCGCACACCACACCGATCACCCCAACTTCGACCGCTCAGGCGACTCCATGGTCGAGTCGGTGCGGCGCAACGGTGTGCAGGCCCCGGTCGGCATCTTCCACGGGACCAGCTACGGGGCCATGATCGGCGATGGCCACCACCGTATCGCTGCAGCCTTCAGCGTGAACCCCAACATGGAAGTCCCCGTCGAGCACCACGCCGACCCCTCTGACGCCCCCCTCAGCTCCGGGGTCTACTACGGAGAGCCTCCGGGCGAAGTGGTTCCCTGAGGGAACTCAAACTTCGCAATCCCCTAATCATTTAGGGAATGCTCTTACAACTGATCATGGCTGAGGCTCCCTCTTCATGAGGTTTCCCATGGCGTCCTCCCCGGAGGGGGAGAACCCGAACCTCCCGTACCACGGGTGCAGATCAGGGCGGGCGTGGAGCTGGAGCGGGGCGCCGATGCGGTCAGCGTCTGCTGTGACCTGCTGCATCAGGTCGGACCCGTGGCCCTCCCCCCGATGGGCATGGTGGACCATCACGTCCCGGATGTATCCGCTGGGCGTCACCTTGGCGGACCCGTATCGGTTCTCGTAGACGGGGCGGAACTGATCATGGCTGAGGGTCACTACAGCAGCCTCTTCTTCACCTGCGGGGCCTTGGACTTCTTCTTGGACAGCATGCTGAGCTGCTTGGAGCCATCCGATGGGGGAGCGGCCTCAGGGGTGAACCCCGCCCGGTGCAGCTTGTCCTGCAGGGAGGTCTGGATCTCCACCGGTTCTCCCAGCGCACCCTGTGGCCCATATTGATGCACTCGGTACTTCGCCATCGCCACCACAGCACTAGCTACCTTATCCCGAGAAACCTTCGATTCACTCCATCGGCCTCTCGCCCTCTCAATGGCGCTGCCAGCTCCGTAATGATTGACCACCCCGATGGTGTCGTCACTCACCGCGGTTCCCGGATTGGCTCCCACAACGCTGCCTCGCCCGAACCGCTGCTGATGAACCTCTTGAGCAGCGTTCAGCAACATCCCGCCGATCCCACGGCCCTGATGCTCGGGGTGGACGTAGAACTCGTCCAGCCCCCCGGGGTGCTGATTCAGCCACCGAGTCTGTCCGGTCTCATCTGCAGGAAAGGGCATACGTCGACCTCTCGTCAGACTCACACTGGGCGGCATATACTCGATCGTCCCCCGAGGCTGTTCAGTACCGTCGTCAATCCGCTCGGAAAGCGTGATCCGCTCCCAGCCGGGCGACGATTGGCCCTTACCCAAGCGAGCTGTGAACTGGTCGGGATTCAGTGTCATTGCTGCAGCCTCTTCTTGACCTGCGGAGCGTTCGACTTCTTCCCCTTCAAGAAGCTGAGCTGCTTGCCCTCACCCGTCCCCTCGGGACCCCACGTCCGCTGGTCAGGCGCATCAGCGGGGGCCTCAGGCGGCATCGTGCCGGTGTAGAGCGCAACATGGCGAGAGAGGTCCCCGGTCGGGTACTGACGAACGGGCCGAGCGGGCCAGTCGTCGTACTCATCAGGGTTCTCGTCGTGCCAGTCGGCCTCTTCCCGCAGGGCCTCAGGGACCCCTCTGTTGTCCCACATCTTCTCGGCAGCGAACTCGTCCTCGGGACGGCCGCCGAGGGCAGCGACTACGTCGTCGTCGTGGTCGGGAGTCTCCTCCATCCCCGTCCCCCACGTCTGCTCATGCTGCCTGCCCGTGAGCTTGGTCGCCATCGCCGAGGAGTCCGCCGACAAGTTCTCTGACACCCCCGGCACGCTGTTCTGCCCGAACCGGGCCTGATGCTCGTTCACCGCCAACCCCACCAGCGCCGAACCAACCCCCCGCCCGTGGTACTCGGGGTCCACCGCCAGCATGTCCAGCCTCGCCGGGCGCTGCCAGAACATCTCCGGCTGTGCCTTCGTCTGCTGGGCGCTGCTGCCGACATGCCCATGCGGGTACTCCCTCGGGGGCGAGTACAGGATCGTCCCGATCGGGCGCTCGTCATTCATCGAGTCCTCGTCCCGCCCGGGATCGGCCGCAAAGAAGCGTGTCGGCCCATACCCCCGACCAGCACCGGTCTTGAACCCCTCATCAGGCTCTCTGAAGAACTCGAACTGATCCGACAGGTTGCGCTGCATCCCCGCAGCTTACTAGGACATGCGGCGTGAAGTGGCCCGACGCATCCAACAGAAGCTGGTGGTCGAGAACATGATCTCCCACCCCTGCTTGAGCTTGGGCCGGATGACCGTCTCGGCTGAGTGGGTCGATGCGAGGCTCACTCGCTGGTACTCGTACTCCGTCTGATGATCCACGCAAATACTCTAATCATTAGGGGCATGCGGCATGCGGCATGGGGTATTGCGGCATGGGACACTACTCGGGGGCATTTCGCAAATGCATTTCCCGCACTACTCGGGCAGGGGCGGTGGGGGCATGGGGGATGTGGGTGCCCTACCCCCCATGCCCATGGTCAAGCAACATAATGGGGGGCCTTCCTGAGAATACTCACAGGCATGTGACGAGTCCGCTTGACATGGGAGCGGCGATGGGCCATCGGCATACCCCCATGGGGTATGGCCCATACACACTCCCATGGCCATGTCAAGGCGGTTGCCCATGGGCGGCCCCGGCCCGTGGCCCATGTTCAATGGATCGCAACGTATTGCATCAATGGATCGCAACGTATTGGAACAATGGGCCATGGACCATTAGCTCAAATGGTCCCATGCACTACCAACAATGGGCCGCAGGGAGTGGACATGGGCATGGGTGCGTAGGGAATACCCATTCACTCACCCTCACATACCAACTACCACACCCCCACGTACCAACTATCTCCACGTCCCAACTGGTGAGTCCAAGCTCCAAGCCCACACCACCACCAGTGCTCAGTGGTACGTCCTCCTCCTACTGGGAAGGGGGAGTAGGCCGGGGCCGAAACTTGGTTGCCCCCGGACCAGTGGGTGTGGTGAGGGGTAGGCTCTGGAGCCATGACAGCACAGCCACGACCCGATCAACCGGGCCAGCCCAATGACGTGAACACCCGCCACCTCGGGGGCAAGCGGAACCGGTGGCAGGAGCCGGTGAACGACTTCGGGTTTGCCACGCAGCGCCTGCACTGCATCGACTGCGGAGAGGAGAAGGGGTCAGGGCACGGGGCCGCCGTTGGGGGCGCATGGGACCATGCAGCGCACAAGGACGGATGGGTGCAGAGCCACGCTCAGCTGAACGACGCCCAGATCAGCCTGCGCGCTGCACGGCGAGTGCGTCCGGGGCGTCCGGCCGACCCCCAGAAGGTTCACGCTGCGAAGCAGGCAGCAGCAGCGGAGTTCAAGCGTCAGGGCGTCCCGTATATGGAGTCCGCAACCGGACGACAGGCTGGCCCCGTGGTCAGCTGGGACCAGTTTGGTGGGACGGTCTCTGGCGGCTCTGCTGCTGCTCCTCCTCCGGCTGGTGAGCCGTCGGGGGCCGATGCCGCTGCACAGCGCAGAGCCGACCGCATCAGGGACCGCCTCGGGCGATAGCCCTGCGTGGCCCCGTGCTGCACGATCAGCGATGGAGCAGGGGGGTTACAGCGCAGAACGCAGAACGCCCCGTGTGCGGACACACAGGGCGCTCTGGAGCGGGATGGGTTGTGGGTGGGGTCAGTCATCCCACCCGTAGTCGGCCAGCACGCTGTCGGTGACGCTGGCGGCGTCGACCGAGATGGTGGCACCGGTCTCGCCCGTGTTGATGCGGTCGACCACCTCGGCCTTGCCATTGAGGATCGCCCACATGCGATCGTCCACGGTGTCGAGGCCGTTGAGGACGTGGATGGTGCAGGCGTTGCGCTGCGTCACCCGGTAGATGCGGTCGCTGGCCTGCACGAGATCGCCCGGCGACCACGGCAGCTGCACGAACACCAGCTGGGTGGCGCAGTCGAGGTTCAGGCCGGTGCCCGCTGCGGTGATGTTGCCGATGAGCACGTCGGCCTTGCCGGAGCGGAAGGTGTCCTGCGCCTCGGCCTTGGCCTCGGAGGAGAGACCACCGACGACCTGCACGCTGGTGACGCCCTCGGCGGCGAGGCCCTCGGCCAGTGCGGTCACGACAGCCTTGTGCCATGCCATGGCGACGACCTGCTCGCCCTGCTCGACCAGCGAGGCGATGTACTCGACGGCGGCCTTGACCTTGGCGTTGCCAGCCTCGGCCCACAGGGCCATCAGCTTGGTGATGGCCTCGGCCTTCTTGGCCCGGTCGTGGCTCGCCTTGCCACGCTCGGCGGCGACCCATGCGAGGAAGTCACGCTCCATCCGGCGGTACTGGGCGAGCGCACCGTTGAGGTGGAGGTCACGCACGGCCCAGACCTTCTCGGGCATGTCGAGGACGGCGTCACGCTCGACTCGCACGTAGGCGGTCTGGCGCAGGCGCTCGTGCAGCTCGGCCATGCGCTGGGGGTCCTGATCCTTGGAGGGCACGAGGACGTTGCGGACGCCGGTCCACACGGTCTCGGTGACGCACCACTTGGTCAGGAAGTCACCCCAGTTGGTCGAGCCAGACAGCTCCTTGGCGATGCCTGCGATGAGGGCGGGCTGGTACACCTCGCCGGGGTTGTTGACGGCGAGGGTGCCGGTGAGCAGCACGACGGTCCCGCCGGTCACACGCACCTGCTCAGCCACCTCGGTGGTGGCCTTGGCGCGCTTGGCGGTGCGGCTCTTGTGACGCTGGGCCTCGTCCACGAACAGGGCGTCGGGTGCCCACGAGAGGACATCAGCGAGGCGGGCGGAGATGACTGAGTCACCGATGACGACCACGTCAGCGTCGGGCAGGGGGGCAGCCTTGGTGCCCTCGACCAGCGCCACACGCAGGCCGGGGAAGAGACGGGCGGCCTCACGCTGCCACGGGTCGACCCGCAGCGAGGGGGGCACGACCACGACGGTGCGCTTGCCCTGATCAGCGAGGGCGGCGATGGCGGAGAGCGCCACGGCGGTCTTGCCCAGCCCGGGGGCGAAGCCGATGATGGCACGGCGGAAGGTCAGGATGGTCTCGACGGCCGCCGACTGGTAGCCGTAGAGGGTGATGCCCTGCGGGGCCACGGGCAGCCGCCAGCCCTCGGTGGGGGCGATGGCGTCGGAGTGCGAGCGGAACTCAGCACGCAGGTCGAGGTCAGCAGACGCCTGCAGGG